CCCAAGGTGTTATCGTCTTTACATTTAAGCCAACCGACACCCAAGAGCAGATCGACACCAATCTCAAGTTCGTTAAGTATCTTGACGAGAACTCAGAACCAATCCAAGCCGCTATTCAAAAAGAGTGGGACGATATCTTGGATGAGTTTGAAAAAGAGATGCCTCTAGTAAAGGAGCCACCAAAACAAGAATCTCTAAAATCAATTCTTCGAAACCTAATTAAAGAAGCCATGGAAGACGAAGAATACGAAGGTGTAGAACCAATTGACTACAAGGGCGAGCACTCCGCTCCAATGGCGGAAGATGGTGCTCCTCTATGGAACCTAGCAGACAAAGGTGTTTATCCAGAAGATGTTTATGGTCCTAATGGTCGCAGTTGGTATGGAACTGGTGATGTTCTAGACTGGGATGCTTATGATATTATTCGTGGAGCCTATGGACGACGGGACAAGCAACTAACAATCTACCGAGCAGTTCCAAAAGGCATACGAGGCATTAATCGTGGCGACTGGGTTACGATTGTAAGGCAATATGCTAAAGACCACGGCGAGAGTGCTCTCAACGGCGAGTATGATATTCTAAAGAAATCAGTAACTGCCCGAGATATTTTCACTGACGGCAACTCTTGGTTAGAGTGGGGATACGACCCACAGCCACGAGTTCCCTATTCAGAACGAGAAGACTGGGAAAGATACCCAGGGAAGAAGAAAAAATGAAAATCACAATGAATGAATTAAGAAAAGTGGTCCGCCAAGTAGTGGAGCAAAAGAAAAAAGAAAAGGGCTGGCTTGACATGTTTGTCGATGCCATTACTACAGCAGCACCCCTCGGGCAAGTTGACTTGCTAAAGAGGGGGATGGATTCTATTGAAAAACCCAAGGCTAAAAAGAAAAAATGAAAAAACTCCTAACAGAGTGGCGGAAGTATATCAAAGAGGTTGAGAAGATTGCTGATATAGCAACCGACCAAAGCGAAATACAAAAGAGCCTAGATTACTTTTATAAAGAACATGCTCCCAGCAAAGCCAAGCGACAAGACCTTGGTGATTTTAAGGGACACCAAATAGCACTCTTTACAGGTGGTGAGTTCGGTAAAGACGAACTAATGTTTGTGGTTGATAAAGACGACAGACCTATTGCCTATGTTGCGACCAATCCACACGAAGATGCTTATGCTATTGGGAATGTCCGCAAAGTCAAGGGTGGAGGCTTTTATATCACCGACCTTTACAACTTCCTAGTTGATAGGTATGGAACTCTGTATAGCGACTCCAAGCAGACAACTGCTGGCGAGAGCATTTGGAAGAGGCTACAACAAGACCCAGCCCTCAAAGTTGAGGAACCAAGCAAAGAGACAGGCAACCGCTGGCGAGCAACAAAATGAAAAAACTCCTAACAGAATGGCGGAAGTTTTTGAATGAATCAAGTATCTTCGATAAGAAGTTGATTTATCGTGGGATGACTATTGATACAGGAAATGCTGCCTTGGCTTCCCAAATAAGAAAGTTAGCCCGAGGACAAAAGGCAACAATCAGCGAAAAAGAAGCGGGAGATATAATCATTTCCAGCCTCAAGTCGGGCAATGTCGGCGAATCGTGGACAACAAATATTGATGTTGCTTCCAATTTCGCAGATGTCTGGGATGCGAAGAATAGAGGTCCAAAACTCCATGTAATATTTACAGCCGCTGTCCCAAAAGATTTTGGCTATGACCCTCAATCTGCGGAAGAAGAGCCCGATATGTTTTCAGACGAAAGCGAAGTAAGAATACCTAAAGGCGAAGAGATTGAGATTACCTCGGCTTCGGTGTTTATTGCTGATAAGAAGCCAAGCAAAAACTGGACGAAATTTAAGAAGGTCGCTCATAAGCCGGGTATTGTGAGGGCATAAATAAATGAAAAAACTCCTAATAGAGTGGCGGAAGTTTTTGAAAGAAGAATCTTACATCACCCCTGGGCAAGAGTATGTGGGGCTGATTTTAGATGATGATGCTGTTAAACTTTTACAATCAAAGATGCCTGAAGTTCCCCAAGGCTGGACCCCAAGGATGCATCATATGACTGTTAAGTTTGGGAGAGAAGGGGTTCCAAATCGCTACAAAGGTCGCAACAAAGTAAAGGTTGTGGGACTAGCCCAGGACGATAAAGTGTGGGCAGCCAGAGTTGAGACCGATGTTCCTACTCAAAACGACATTCCTCACATTACAATTGCTACAGCACCTGGAGTAAGGCCAAATCAATCTAATGATTTTTCTATGGAAGATTACAAACCTATTCCTCCTTTTGAGTTGGAGGGAGAAGTAAAAGAAAATATACAGACCAACTTCAAAAAAGAAGACCCAAGATTGAGCCATAAATAAAACAACCTTCTCAAACTATTTAATATATGGATAGAGAAAGGGAAGCCTGGAAAAATATTAAGGATAATGCTACAAGCGATTATCACTATGCCGAGGTGTTTGATGCTACACCAACAACCAAGCCAAACTACATTTCAGCAACCTTATGGACTACACTAGTTGCCGTTCTTGTGTGTTCGGTGTTCGCAGGTTTCCTGCTCTATCTTTACAATGAGAGCAATATAGAAGAGACCCTCTCAATGGCCGTCAGCCGTGCGATTATCTCTTTGGAGCAAACCATAGAACTCCAAAGCAAAGAGATTACGAAACTGAAGGCAGAGAACAAGAAGATACACGATTACCTACAACTTTGGACCCCGCTAGATTTACAACGACTTCAGCGGAAACATAAAAATAAAACACCAACAGAGGACGACCTACTAGACCTTGGTCCTGAAATCATTATCAATGGTCGAGCATTACCTCCTCTCAGAAGACTTAACTTGGAGGACGGATTATGCTTACCTTCCTTGGAATAATTGTTTTAGTAATTTTTGTCCACGAATTGGGACATTATCTTGCTGCCCGAGCAATGGGTGTCGCAGTTGATAGTTTTTCAATTGGCTTCGGTAAAGTGCTCCTTAAAAAGAAGATGTGGGGAACTGAATGGCGATTGTCGCTCCTACCTTTTGGCGGCTATATTATGCCCCGTGGCGAGCAGGATTATTACAACAAAGATGACGACCCAGAATCATTTTGGGCTGTTGCTCCTTGGCGACGAGGTGTAATCGCTGTAATGGGTCCAGTATTCAACTTGTTGCTTCCCTGGCCTCTATACTTTATGTTCCTTGTGGGACAGCCGTTCCCCGATGTTGTTGTGCCTGATGGTGCCGAACCAGCAAGGATTGGAGTTATGGATGCGGCTTACTACTCACACAAGATTTCCACCAACTTCTACAAGAAGATTTGGACTGCCGTCAATACACCAAGAGAACAGCCAATGTCTATCAAAGATGTCGGCGGTCCTGTAGCAGTCTATGAATTCACGGAAAATGCAAAAAAAAGAAGTCAAGAAACTGGAGACTGGGGGTTCCTTGTAGATTGGATTGTGTTCTTCTCAATTAACCTCGGTGTAATCAACCTATTACCGATCCCAGTATTAGACGGCGGACATATAGCCATGGCTGGTTATGAGACTGTAACAAGGAGAAGATTATCAATACTTGCTCGTCGAAGACTAAACTATGTTGGTCTATATCTAGTAGGTGCTATATTTTTGCTAGCTATACTTTCAGATGCCTCCAGACTTTTTGGAATTTAGAAACTATTTATAAAGACCTTTAGGGGGAATAAAATGAAAATCACAAAATCACAACTTCGTCAAATCATTAAAGAAGAAATTCAAAATGAATATAATACAATGAAGGTGAGTTCTGGTAAAAGACCAGTACAGCGACAAGCGTCAAGCAAGACACCACTAGAGAGAGCAGGTCGAGGCAAATACTTCGCTGCTGTCGCCGCTTTTAAAAGGTTCATGGAAGAAAACCCAGATGCTGACAGAGACATGCTTGGTAATGAATTAGTGAATAATCCACCAGGCGGCAGTTTGCAGGGGTATGAAGAAAGAGTCACACAAATGCTAAGGAACCTCGCTGCGAGATAAAAATGAAGATCACAAAATCACAACTACGACAAATTATCAAAGAAGAAATGGAAGCCATGATGGGCGACGTCCAGGTCGGCGATGAAGTAGATGTCATCGGCGGTGTTATGGTCGGAGCAGTCGGAGAGATAGTAGCAATGGGTTCAGAAGACGGCAAGCAGATTGTCGTTCTTAATCTACTCCGCCCAGCCGCTGACGAAAATTACAAAGATCTTGGACCCCAAGTCATAATTCAGCCTGACTTTATTGAAAAGCGAACTGATCTTTTTGCTAAGAGAATGGGGCGCAAAGCAGAGAACCCTGGACGTGGACCAATGAAATACTACGGAGTCAAAGACGTATGAAAATCACAAAAACACAACTACGACAAATTATCAAAGAAGAGCTTCTTAAGGAAGCTGAATTTACAATTCCTGACGAGCAAGGTCTAGAGAAAGAATACAATAAGATTAGAAGAGTATTCAAGATAGCAAAATCTGGGAAATTCAATAAAGACTTGACCGATCAGGTTCAAAATGCGGCAGTTGAATATAAAAGAGAAATATATGAAATTGAAAAAGTTTCCGCCGAACTCGATAACTGGAAGAGGTTACTTGAGAATACTCAAAAATTGTTCTATTTTATGAGTCGAGGCGGTGATCTACCAGCATTTCAAGAGATGTCTGACGATCCACGGGACGACTGAGGTGAAAATCACCAGAGATCAAATCCGTGAGATGGTGAAGAGGCAACTTGACGAACGTTGCCAGAAGGGCTACAAGACCCACGAAACTCGCAAAACCAAAAAGATGTTCGGCAGAACATACAGAAACTGCGTTAAGGCAGAATCTGAGGAGCCTGTTGAGGACGAGACACTAGAAGAACGTGCCGCCATCCCTATGGAAGATATTATGCGTGCGGAAGACATTATCAAAAAGCACCTAGAAGAAATGTTTGATGAGATCGGCAGAGATGGTCTGCCTGATAATTTCTCAACAGATATTCTTGTAGAGCCAATCGTGAAGAAGTATATCAGCGGACGCCGTGCTGACAGAAAACCAAGATTCAACAAAATAACTGGTCGAATGACCCGTCGTTAAGATAATCTAAAAACCCTTTACAACTAAAATATACCTGCTACAATAGTTCTGGAAAACTATAGGAGGAGTTCGTCTATGGTACGGCTCGCACATTTTGGTGATACACACATCAAGAACCTCAAATACCACTATGAATATCGCAAGGTGTTTGAACAAGCCTACGAGATGCTACGGGAGCAGAAGGTTGATTACATTATCCACTGCGGCGACCTAGCCCATACAAAGACACAACTCTCACCAGAGTATTTCGAGTTGGCTACAGAGTTCCTAAAGAACCTAGCCGACATCGCTCCAACCCATATCATCCTTGGGAACCACGACGGCAACCTACGGAATAGCAGCCGCCAAGACGCCATCAGTCCAATCGTTGATGCGCTCGACCACCCTGACCTTCACCTACACAAGTTTTCAGGGGAAGTAAAATTAGATGATAACATTACACTAAATGTTCTATCAGTCTTTGACGAGACCAACTGGACTGACCCAACAGATACAGACAGGATTAACATTGCCCTGTATCATGGAGCAGTCAATAACAGCCGAACAGACCTTGGCTGGATTATGGACCACGGCGACCATGACGTTTCAGTCTTTGATAAATTTGATTATGCGTTCCTTGGAGATATTCACAAGACTAATCAGTGTCTCAATGACTCAGGCACCATTCGCTATTGCGGTTCTACTATCCAGCAGAATCACGGCGAGACAAACGACAAGGGCTTTTTGATTTGGGATATTGAGGACAAGACCAATTATGAGGTCAATCACCACGTCCTAGAAAACCCCAAACCCTTTATGACGATTGAACTCACACAAAAGGGCAATATGCCTCGCAACCTAAACGTGCCCGAAGGTGCTCGTCTTCGCATTGTTACGCACCACAAGGTTTCGCTAGACAAGATCCGCCGTGTGATGGATATTGCGAAGAGCAGGTTCAAGCCAGAGAGTTTGTCGTTCGTCAACAAAGCAGGGCTAAAGCGGGACAGCGTGAATGTCGATGACCTTGGCAACACAGAGAACCTACGAGACCCAGCCGTCCAAGAGCGACTTATTCGGGAATACCTAAAAGAATATGAACCCGACACCAAAACACTAGAGCGAGTATTCCAACTTAACTCTCGCTACGACGCTCAAGTCAATGGCGAAGACGCTGGACTACGCAATGTGAATTGGTCCCTAAAGAGTATGGAGTTCGACAACCTCTTTAACTACGGAGAAGGCAATAGTGTTAATTTTGAAAAGCTTAGCGGCGTTGTCGGTATCTTTGGTAAAAACTATTCAGGCAAGAGTTCTATTATCGATAGTATGCTCTACACTGTTTATAATTCGATCAGTAAGAACAATCGTAAGAACCTAAACATTATCAACCAGAACAAGCCCGCAGGCTGCGGACGAGTTGAGATTGACGTTGCGGGCAAAACCTACATCATTGAGCGGAAGTCAGAGAAATACACTAAGAAGCTTCACGGGGAAGAAACAGAAGAAGCCAAGACCGATGTAGAGTTTTCAGTGATTGACCCAGCCACTGACGAAGAAGTCAGCCTAAACTCGTTGGACCGCAACGGCACAGATAAGGCAATCCGTAAAATCTTTGGAAGCCTTGATGACTTCTTGCTTACAAGTATGTCTAGTCAAATGGGGGCAATGACTTTCATCAACGAGGGCTCAACCAAGCGCAAGGAAATCCTAGCCAAGTTCTTGGACCTCGACCAGTTTGAGAAGAAGTTTAAGCTTGCGAAGAACGACAGTATAGAAACCCGTGCTCTTTTAAAGAAGCTGGAAGACAACACTTTTGATGACGATATTGCTAATCTTCAGGAACAACTAGCTACAAACGAAGAACAAAAGACAGAACAAGAAAACTCTTGTAAAAAGTTTAAAGACAAGTTAAACAAAATCACAGAACGTGTCGATGAAATACAAGACCTCTTTGCGTCCGCTCCAGTTGAGATTATCAACATCAAGAAAGAGAACAAGCGTCTTACGACAGCAACTGCTGAACTAGAAGAATGCGAACTACGAATTGCGGGAGCACAAAAGAAAAAAGAAATACTTCTAGAAAAACTAACCAAGATTAATGATTTCTTGGAAGAGTATGATAGCGAAGCATTAGACGCTCAAATCGCTGAAGTCCTATTAATCAAAGAAGAGATTAGAGATGTAGAGACAAAACTTACGATTGAGAACCGCAACAGGAAGAACTACGAGAAGCGTGTTAAGCTTTTGGGAGAAGTTCCTTGTGGTCCAGAGTTTTCACATTGTAAGTTTATTAAGGACGCCTACAAGAGCAAGTCAAAGCTCACCGACGTTCGCATTACAATCCACAATCTAGAAACAGAGCTTCGTCAGCACAATGAAAAGCTTGATGAAATGAATGTTGATAGTTTGCGTTCTCAAAAGGAAAAGCACGATAAACTCCTAGAGAAACAAAGAGATTTGTCAACTGAAGCAACCAGCCTTGATTTGCTGGTAGAAAAAACAAACAATGAAATTAATACGCTTACTAATGATATCAAAGATGCTACCGACCGCATCCAAATCTACGAAGACAACAAAGAAGCTATTGAAAATCGTGAAGGACTTATTCAAGAACAGTCCGATTTAGGGGAACAAAAAATCCTAACAGAGAATGAGCTAGTTATTTGTGAATCTAAGATTATGGACTTCATTAAGCAGCACGGCGGCATTGAACAACAGATTGCGAACCTCCAAGATAAGAAGCAAGAATTGGAAGACCTTCGCACAGAGTATTCAGCCTATGACTTGTTTATGCGTTGTACTCACAGCAACGGCATCAGTTATGATGTAGTGAAGCGTATGCTACCTCTTATCAATGAAGAGGTCAGCACTGTTCTATCTAACGTCACTGACTTTGAGATTTTCTTCGAGGCAGAAAAGAATAAACTAGACATTTTTATTAAGCACCCCAAATACGAAGCACGACCTTTGGAAATGGCTTCAGGTGCTGAAAAGACTTTGGCGGCTATCGCTATCCGCATCGCTCTAACCAATGTATCAACTCTACCCAAGAGTTCGCTAATGGTACTTGATGAGCCCGGTACAGCATTGGATGCTGAAAACCTTGAGGGCTTTACAAGGATTTTGGAAATGATTAAGGGATACTATAAAACTATTCTTTTAATCACTCACGTCCAAGACCTCAAAGACCACGCTGATATGACGATTGATATTGACCACGTAGATGGCTACGCAAAAGTAGTACAATAAAATCAATAAAAAGTTACTTTTTAGTAACCTTCCAAACTATATACTATAGGAGGAAAAAATGAAGGTATTAAGGATTAATCAAGACACGCACAATGCTCTAAAGGAGTATTGTAAAAGAAATGGATTAAAGTTAAACGCCTTCGTAGAAATAATCCTCCGCAAGAAGTTAAAAAGTTTGGAGGAACAAGAAAGTGAAAGAGACCAAGACTTGTACTAGGTGTAAAGTAGAGAAGCCAATGACTAAAGAGTATTTTTATACGGCTCCTCTACACAGGCAGAAAACAGGGTTCAGGTCCCAGTGTCGTGACTGTTATGCTCTTTATCGTCAAGAAAATAGAGAGAAGATAAGAAAGTCAAATAAAGCAACTTACGACAAGAACTATGCTAGCAAATACAGTGCTAGAAGAAAAGAGTATGTTAAAACGGAGCACGCTAGAGAAGTCAATAGGAAATGGAAAGAAAAAAACAAAGATAGGCTCTTGGAACATAAAAGAAAGTATATGAGAGAATACTATGGGAGAAGGCTTAAAGAAGAGCCAGAGTTGCGACTACGATTTAATGTATCTAGAAATGTTCGCTTCGCCATAAAAAGAAGCCAAGGCTCAAAGCGTGGTAAAAGCACTTTTGATTATTTACCCTATACACCAGAAGAGTTAAGGCAGCATTTAGAACTACAGTTTGACGATAATATGAACTGGGAAAACTATGGAGCATATTGGGACATAGACCACATTTATCCTCAATCAAAACTTCCTTATGATAGTTTAGAGCACCCAAACTTTACAAAATGTTGGTCCCTTGATAATCTACAACCACTAGAGAAAAAAGAGAACATAAGAAAAGGAAATAAGACCATTGACGGAAACAAAAAATAATATTATTATGTGCCCGCAAAGTGCGGAACAAAAGGTTGACATTTAGTGCTAGGTGAGGTATAGTTGTATCAAATGAAGTTACCCCGCTCGTAGCGGGTGGGGCTGGAAACAGCCAGTTAGGTGGGGTGGTTGCCTAACACCTTTTTAGGGAAAACAAAGAATGAACAACATTGAGGACATTAAAAACAAATGGGAGAACGCAAGGCTTCTAGAAGAACTACCAGAAGACGAGCAATATTCTATGAGTCAATTGTTAGAAAATGAAGCAAGACATATTCTATCTACTTACCAAGATGTAAATGAAAGTCAATTAGCATACATTTGTTTTCCTTTAATTCGCAGGATATTCCAATCATTAGGTTTTTTTGAAGAAGGTGATTGCCCACTCACTTTCACATACGAAACAAGTGCTCTTCCCGCATTTACCTACTTCAAGCCAGACGAAGAAGAATCAAGTGTTGCAACAACTCAGGTTTATGATTTTGAATCCTCGCCAAGCAAAGAAGTAGTTGAGAAAATCTGTTCTAATTGTTATTATTCTCTGGATGCGGAAGTTGGACTAACAGCAGAACTCGCTGAAAGATTCAGAAACGAACTTAACGAGAAACACAAAGGAAAACATCTTATTTTTGGAGATCCAATTATGATGAGAGAAGAAGACGGCGAAAGGATTTATTCTTATCGTTGTGCGGTTTTACCGGGAGGTTCAAGATTACACGAAGGAGGATATAAAGAATGAAAGCCGGTGACTTGGTAAAAGCACACAATAAAGCACAAACTATTGGGGTTGTTATGTGTGTTGAGGCATCCCGTATACAGGTTCTTGCCGAGGGCGAAATGTGCTGGTGGTGGGAACATAATGCGACGATTATTTCAGAGGTTGTAAGTGAAAGTCGGTGATGATTTTGACGGAAACAAAAAATAAGATTATAAAACATCCGTACATTAGAGTAGAATATGAATGGGAAGTTCTAGAAGAGAACATTCCAGGCAAAGAAGTTTACCCTCCAATGACAGCACTTCACGATGTTATGTTTATGAGGCTCCGAAGATTGAGCGACGGATTTATTTATGAAACTAGACAAAAATAAAATAGTTAAACAAATGACCGACTATGTTGTTGATGTTTTGGAGGAGAGGAGACCTGAGTTTTCAGGAATGCCAGTCTGTCCTTTTGTAAAACCAGACAGAATAACAGACCAGCTTTATATGGATGTTTTTGATAATACTCGTGACACACTTGTAGAAACGATCTTGAGGTTTGTTAAGTCAGGGAAAAGAAGCGCCCTGTTCGCACAGCCTAACGTTGATATTGGCAGCGAGGAAACAAAAGGATACCAAGAGTTTATAAACATTGTACTAGAAGAAAGTGGAAATGGGGATATTCTAGCTTTGTGTTTCAACCCTAATGATGATTTGGAGGTGGATGGTTATAACCCAAGATCAAGAGCGCCTTATTTTTTGATAAACATGGCATATAGGGATCATCTATCTAAGTCGCATCATATTCTACGAGAAACAAAATACTATGATAACCTGCCCCCAAGCTATAAAAAGTACCTGAATGTAAAATGAAAATACTAATCAGTTCTTGTGTGTTTGGAAACAGAGTGAGGTGGAATGGTAGCAATCGCCGCTCTGAAGAGATACACGAGTGGGCTGAAGCCAACGGCTTTGAACTTGTTCCAATATGTCCAGAGCACGAGCTTTTTGGCACCCCACGAAAGCCAATCAGGCTCCGTCAAAAAGATGACGAAGTTTTGGGAATTATGGGCAACCAAGAAGTTTTCGGGCAACTAAAAGATAAATGCGATGAAATCGCAGAAAGACACAACGATGTAGTTGGCTTCATTGGAATATCTAATTCACCTTCCTGCGGCTTATCTACAGGTGTAAAAGACAGAGGTTCAACAATAAAAGCACCTATGCATCAGAGCCTTGACTGTCCAACAACAGAGATAAGCTCAATGAATACGGAAGCAAATTGCAATACATTTTTAAAAAGAGTAAGAAAATACGAGAACGACAAGAAGATAAAGAAACTTCACGACCTTGCTGTGTTGAGAGGGTCAAGTACATACCAAGATCCTGAGACCGGCTTCTTGGTTATGACGAGCCAGTATCTAAGTTCCAAAGGGTCTTGTTGCGAAACAGGCTGCCGCCACTGCCCTTGGGGAAAAGTAAGAAAGAACGGGAAATGAAAATAGGCGATTTAGTACAAAGCAATATCTTTTTAAAGACAGGTTCAGGACCATACGGACTTATAGTAGGAGAGTACCCAACACCAGGCTACTGGAATGTCAAATGGACTACCGCAGACTGGGACCTCTCATATCAGCTTGCCGCAATGTACGAAGTGCATGAGAGAGATTTGGTGGTAGTTTCAGAATCATGAGAGCAGGCGACCTCGTAAGATTCAGGGAATGTATTTGGCATATCGAGCCTAAAAAATATACTGATTGGAAAGTTGGACTTTTAATGGAGTATGTTTCCTGGACGAAGATAGCAAAGATACTTTACGAGGGAGAGATATATACTGCTCGTGCTTGCGATGTTCAACTCCACAAGCGAGCCAAAAGAGAACGCCAGAACTAATTACTCTTACTAAGGAGGTGTTAATATTATGCAAGAGAAACTTGATAATATACTTGGAAAATGGGCATCTCGCAAACTTATTGTTTGGGGCACAGCCACGGTTTTTTTAGCAGTCGGTTCTTTAACTAGTGGCGACTGGGTTGCTGTTTCACTAGCATATATCGGACTTCAGGGCGCTGCTGATATTGCTGCGACTTGGAGGCACGGCAAGTGAAAGGACTTTGGTACAAGATGAAAAGCAGCGCTTGGTCACTTGCTTTCTTGGTTGTTATGGTCCTTGGTATGGCTTGGTTTGTTTATAATATTTTGCGTCCCACCAAAAACAAGACTCAATACTTGGAAGGTGTTCAAGGAAAAATTAACGCTGCTATAAAAGAAAACCAAATCCGTGCTAAACTAGAGAAAGATAAGATTGGGGCAATCAAGAAGATTTACGATCAAAAACTTAAGGAAACAAAAGAAATACAAGATCGTGAAGAAAGATTGAAAGCCCTAATTAGATTGCACGAAGAACTAGATTTATAAGGAGACTAGTAAAATGGTAGATATCCCTACACTAGACATTGAAGATTACGACCCAGACCTCAATGAGGAACAGGAGACGGTTGAAGATAAATCGGGTGGTGCCCTAACTTACGCTATTGTTGGCGCAGGTCAAGGTGGTGGTCGTATGGCTAAAGCCTTTTATGATATGGGCTACACAAAGACCGTTGCTGTGAATACAGCCCGCTCTGACCTTAATGGTCTAGATATCCCAGAGAACCAAAAGTTCTTGGTCGATGAACACGGCGAGCAGGGTGCTGGCAAAGACCAAGCCAAAGCCGAAGCAGCCATCGAGCGTAAAGAACAAGAAGTGTTCAACAAGTTCCGTGAAGTATTCGGCAGCAACGTTGATCGCATTTTGATTTGTCTTGGTGTTTCGGGCGGCTCTGGCGGCGGCACAGTCAATACTCTTATCAAGGTAGCCAAGAAGTACTTCACCTACATCGGCGTTGAGAACGTTGATGAGCGTGTTGGTGTGATTGCTTCCCTTCCAACTGCTGGTGAGTCTGCTTCCCCAACCGTAGCCAAGAACGCTCACACTCGCATTACCCAACTTTGCGGGCTCGCAGAAAAAGGAAAGATCGCTCCACTCATTATGGTGGATAACGAAAAGATCAAAAAACTATATCCAAAACTCACAGTCAAGAAGTTCTGGACCACAATCAACAACACAGTCGCTGGCTTGTTCCACGTCTTCAACGTTCTAGCAAACCAAGACTCAGAATACACAACCTTTGATGCTACAGATTACGACAGTATCATGAAGCAGCCAGGCTGTATGATTATGGGTGTTACCAGTGTCAAGAACCTTGAGAACGAAACTGCTGTCTCAAGTGCTCTCAAGAAGAACCTAGAGAAAACACTTCTCGCTGAAGGTTTCGACCTAACAACTGCTACAGGTGCTGCTTGTATTGTTGTTGGTAGCGAAGAGATCTTTGAAGAGACTGTTGGTTTGATGGACAACATTGAGTTCGGCTTCGATACTTTAGCTGCTTTGACTGGTGGTGCTATGGTTCACCGTGGTATCTACGAGGACGACAAGAAAGACAAGCTCGTAACTTACACATTGGTCAGCGGTCTTAAGCGACCAGCCAAGCGAATTGAAGGACTAAAGAAATTCCTAAAGAAGTAAAATGAGATTACTGGTTACAACATTATTATTGTTTTCCCTCAATGCTACTGCTGGCGAGGTCACTGAATTCAAACCTCGCCCAGCAGCAGTTGAGGAAGGCAGCGACACTTATGTCGGCATTCTATTGAGCGAAGAAGACTTCCGCAAACTCCTACAAGACAAGATCGACACCAATGCAAAAGTTGCAGAGTGCGATGTGGATAAAAAGGTTTGCACTCAACTCCAAGAGCAGTACAAACTATCCATCAAAAGTCTTCAGGAAACAATCCAAAAAGAAAACACTTGGTTTAAAAGAAACAAGGGCTCCCTTGGCCTATTGACTGGTGTTGTTATTGGAGTAGGGACTTCCATCGCTATTGTAAGGGCGGTACAGCCTAGCCAATGAATAAAAAGAAAGACTATACATATATTGCTTCTATTGAAAAAGCAATTGCTGAAAAGTATGGAAAAGAAACAGTACAAGATTTTCGTAACTATTGGCACGAAGAAAAAGAAAAAGAATACTTGAACCAACTCAAGAGTATGAGAATAAAAAGAGATAAGTTTGCTTCAAATAAAGAAGAGTTGATTGTTGGCGATGTTCGCATATCCAAAAAAAGAAATACACAAAAAGAAGATCGCACCTGTCCTGTTTGTAAAACATATTCATTTTCCAGGAAGGACGACCTATATATGAATAGGTTTAAATGCTGCCATGATTGCTATATAGACTTTGTATTTGGTCGAGAGCAAGAATGGAAAGACGGCAACAGACCAACAGAAGAGCATATTGAAAATGCTTTAAGGAGACGAAAATAATGGCTACTGTCCTAGACGTAATTAGAGGTTTGAATCAAGCTGCTGCAAATGCTGGTGATTATGGTGGTGAATATGATGAAGATCAAAAGATTGGACTCAAGAGGGAAGAAGGTCACCCCATCCTAGATAGTCGTCTTATGGATGGTTTTAGGGTTCGTTTCTCTGGACCTAAAATGATTATCACTTATCAAAGCGAAATGCGTGTTGAAGAATTACACCCAAGAAACCAGTTCGAAAACGAAATCAACGCAAAGTTTGCAGACATCGTTAAGTTCCTAAAGAAGGAATATAAAAACATTACTAAAAACACTGTATCCCTAACAGAAGACTCCGATCCAGATATTTTAGTTCAAACAACATCACGTAAACATACATGGGTCCAGGCAACCAAGCAGTACGGCATAGGTGGTCTTGATGGTGTTGAGTCTAATCGTAAAGACTCTGAAAGAACTGCCGACGCTAATAAGAGTTCTCATAAGAAGTTCTTGGACTTTTTAGAACAAGAAACAAACAAGAGATCTCCAAACGACAAGGCAAAGAAGAACCCAGAAACACCAGAGGCATAAATGTCTTTGAATAAGAAGGAGATGATGGCGGAGATAGTCCGCTGTGGTAAAGACCCTGCCTTCTTCTGTAAAAAGTATGCTAAGATCTCTCACCCAATGAGAGGATCGATTCCGTTTGATCTTTATGACTTCCAGGAGGAGGCATTAAAAGATTTCAAAGAGAACCGATTTAGCGTTATTCTAAAAGCCCGTCAGTTAGGTATCTCCACAACCGTGGCTGCTTATGTTGCTTGGTTAATGCTTTTCCACAAAGACAAGAATGTTCTTGTCGTAGCAACCAAGCTAGGCACCGCAGCCAACCTTGTAAAGAAAATCAAGGCAATACATAAAAACTTACCAGCATGGTTGAAAATATCTGATATTGCTATTGACAACAGGAACTCTTTTGAGTTAACTAATGGCTCTCAAGTAAAGGCTTCATCAACTTCTGGCGATGCTGGTCGTTCAGAGGCATTGTCCCTACTTGTAATTGACGAGGCTGCTTTCGTCGAAGGTATTGACGAACTGTGGGCTGGTCTTTATCCTACTCTGTCAACTGGTGGTCGCTGTATCGCCCTCTCTACACCAAACGGTGTTGGTAACTGGTTCCACAGGACCTATACGGAGGCAGAAGAGAAAAAGAATGACTTTCATACTATCAAACTGCCCTGGAATGTACACCCAGAGCGAGACCAGGCTTGGTTTGAAAAAGAGACAAGAAATATGTCTCGCCGTGAAATCGCACAGGAGCTTGAGTGTAACTTTAATGCTTCAGGTGATACTGTAATTCACGGGGACGATCTAAAAAGAATTATTGAAAACTCTTACGAACCAAATCATAAAACTGGGTTTGATCGAAATTATTGGATCTGGAAGGAACCAGATCCGCATAGAGAGTACCTTTTAGTTGCCGACGTCGCAAGAGGAGACGGGTCAGATTTCAGCGTCGCTCACATCTTTGAGGTTGAAACCATGGAACAGGTTGCAGAGTATCAAGGAAAATTAACACCCGATATGTTTGCACCTCTACTATATTCAATGGCATCAGAATATAATGATGCTTTGTTAGTCATAGAGAACAACTCTTTGGGTATCGGAGTGTTAAGCAGGTTGCAAGATTTAGACTATAAAAATTTATATTATAGTATAAAATCAACACATGAGTATGTTGACGAAGTCTCCGCTCAGGCACTGGGAGGTGTTGCTGGTTTCACAATGTCTATGAAAACCAGACCACTTGTTATTGCGAAGTTTGAGGAATTCGTGAGAAATAAACTAATTACTATTAATTCCATTCGCCTCGCAAACGAGATGAAGACATTTGTATGGCACAACGGAAGACCACAAGCCATGAGGAGCTATAACGACGACCTAGTAATTGCGGCTTGTATCGGTTGCTGGGTAAGAGGGACAGCCCTGACGGCAAACCAACGGGAGGCAGATTATAAAATGGCATTATTAAACAATATTTCTGTTTCCACTACTTCGTTAAACACAAAGATTGAAGGACAGCACGGCTTTCGAGGTCAAAAAACTACATTTACTGGCAATGATGGTAGAGTACATAACCTCGACTGGATAATTAAAGGATAAAACATGGCTGATAATAACAACAACAATGCAAATAATCCAAGAAACAATCAGTCTCCTTTATTTAAGAGACTCACAAGGTTGTTTAGTGGTCCAATTGTAAATTATGACCGACCATCTGTCATCAGAGGAACACGCAGAGACGTCAAGAAGTATACTTTTACTTCCTCAACAGGCAGAGAGTTTAAAAAGAAAGAGTATCATAACCCTTTTAGTGGTCTGAGTAATAAAGTCCTATATCAGAGAAACAAGCAAGTAAGATATACAGACTTCGAACAGATGGAGTATATGCCAGAGATTGCTTCTGCTATTGATATTTATGCTGACGAGATAACAACCTCAACTGCGTTTAATCCACTAGTAAACATTGATTGTCAAAATAGGGAAATAAAAGACATAGTAAGCACCTTGCTTTATAATGTACTAAATGTTGAGTCAAACTTATTTGGCTGGTCTAGAAGCATGTGTAAATACGGTGACTATTATTTATATCTTGACATCGATGATAAGATGGGTATCACAAATGCGATACCGCTTCCAGTCCGTGAAATAGAAAGGATCGAAGGAACAGATCCAACTAATCCAAACTATATCCAATATTTTTGGCAAGGAGCCGAAGGGAATAAAGGCGTAACTTTTGAGAACTGGCAAATTTCACACTTCCGTGTTCTAGGAAATGATAAGTATGTTCCCTACGGAACCTCAGTCCTGGAACCATCACGACGCATTTGGCGACAGCTTACACTTCTAGAAGATGCGATGATGGCTTATCGTATCGTCCGATCGCCCGAGCGCCGAGTATTCTACATTGATGTCGGCAATATTGCAGCGGAAGACGTAGAACAATATATCGAACAAGTCAAGACCCAGATGAAAAGAAACCAGGTTGTAGACGAAGATTCTGGTCGTGTGGATTTACGTTACAATGCGATGAGTGTTGATGAAGATTATTATATACCAGTTCGTGGTGCTAGTAATAATACTAGGATTGAGACTTTAGCTGGCGGTCAGTTCACTGGGGACATTGATGATGTTAATTACCTTCGTGATAAACTGTTTTCAGCACTAAAGGTACCAAAAGCTTATTTGGCACAGTCTGACGCCCAGGAAGACAAAACAACATTGTCACAAAAAGACATTCGTTTTGCTAGAACAATACAAAGATTACAAAGAGTCGTAGTCGCTGAATTAGAGAAGATTGCTATTATTCATCTTTATACACTAGGCTACAGGGATTCTGATTTGCTCTCGTTCAAGTTGTCACTTAACAATCCATCAAAAATAGCTGAACTACAAGAGCTAGAGCATATGAGACTTAAGTTTGATGTCGCAGGGTCTGCGACTGAAGGATACTTCTCTAAGCAGTGGGTATACCGAAACATCTTCAAGGCATCAGAAGAGGAAATCGAAAGAATACAAGTCGAGCAGTTTTCAGATGCTTTACACGCCGCCGCTTTGGAGCAGACAGCTACACCGCCAGAAGAAGGCGGCGGAGGTGATTTAGGTGGCGACCTTGGAGGCGATGATTTAGGTGGCGACCTTGGCGACGAAGAAGTTGGAGAAGAACCAGCAGATGAAGGACCACTTTTGGCTGAGCCTGAGATAGAGCCAGGTCAAAGAAATGACAATGGTTACATGAGAGTTAAGCGCCCAAAATGGAAAGAAGGAGCCTTTAGAAGAAGTGCCCTAGCAGCTTCTGGAACTAATTTAGCATCATCGTCACATAGAAACCTATTTAAAGGGTGGAGCGGTCAGATGTCTCCATTATCTAGAGGAATAGTTGGCGAAGGAACAAACCCAGAAGAACAAATGTTGTTTGACACTGAAAACAGCATCAAGAAACTTATAGAGCAATTGGAAACTAAAAATGAAGGTCAAGCATAATAAGAAAAGAAATACAGCGTTTCTATTTGAAGCCCTTGTCAGAGAGTTGACAAAATCTGTTATTGAAAAAGATAAAGATAGAACTGCCAAAGTTAAGAATATACTGAAAGAGCACTTTCAATCAAGTTCAATTTTAGGAAAAGAACTAGATTGCTATCAAGCTCTAAGTGAAGAATCTGGCTTAGATCAATACACCGCAGAGAAGCTAGTCTTTCGTGCCAAGAAGGCATATGATGACCTAGATCAAAAAAAGGTATTTGAGGCACAATCTAGCGTTATTTCTAAAATAAACAAACTTCTAGGAAAAGAAGTTTATAACACTTTCATTCCAAACTATCAATCACTTGCATCTATAACTCAAATTTTCAACGAAAAGATTCCAGTTAAAACTAGAGTCTTGATGGAACAAAAGGTTATTGAGAAACTGACTGATTCCGAAAGAACTACTGAAGATGTAAAACCAATTGATTCTTTGGTAGTCAAGTCTTTCACAGACACCTTTAATAATACATATTCAGATCTATTAGAGGAACAAAAGGAACTACTAACAAAGTACATTACTTCATTTGACAATAATGGGGTTGAATTTAGACTTTTTGCAGGGAGAGAACTGCAAAGACTTTATGGATGCATAGAGGAATCTCTAACTCTAAAAGAAGTTTCAGAAGATCCAGAGATGATAGAAAACACTAAACGAGTGTTGGATAAAATAAACGAACTTAATGTTTCTAAGTTGAGCGAAAAAGATATACTAAAAGTATTAAAGTTGCAGAACTTAGTAAGCGAGTACACAAAAAATGCCAATCAAGATTAAAATAGGGGATACAACCCAAAAAGAATCCAAACCAGTTCAGGCTTCGATTCCACTTAAAATAACAAAAACCTTAGATGGTAATCTGATTATTGACGACCATCAATACCTTGACATAATCGTGTCTCCCTCTGAAGCTAAAATAATAACTATGCCAAAGCCATTTGTTGAAAAAGACGTGTATGATTATCAGAAAGATTTCATGTATAGCCTTTTCAAGGGAGGCGTCTCAGAAGCTTCTTCTCCAACTGGAGGTCCTCGTTTTGGCATGGTAGAGACCAGTTTTCCAAAGGAAGGCGACGTCAATACTCTTCAGGCAGTGTTGTATCAAATTTCAAGCTACGTTAATAAGACAGCCCACGATGAAGATATAGCTAGAGAATATGATGAAAATATAGAAGACCGTTTCACAGACCCCGACGCAAAGGATTCTACCGAATACGGCGCAGTCCCTCCATATCAGGACACCCCAGAAGGCTCATCAAATCAAGCCGACCCAACTTATACATTTGCGGGATACGGCTACTACTACTAATGTCTCTCGTATATTTTATTCTGTGTTCCTACGGAATCACACAGATTTTAGCATTCGCTAAAATATTCGAACCTATTCGTCCAAAACATCACTTCTTCCACTGCCCAATGTGTATTGGCTTCTGGGTTGGGGTATTGTTAGTGATACTAAACCCTTACACCGAACTATTTACATATAATGTTAGTTTGGTGAATGCTTTTCTATTAGGAGCGCTTTCATCAGCAACATCATACGCTTTATGTATGATAATAACAGATGGAGGTATCCGACTTGAACAACGAACGAAAGGGAGCTTGGACGCAAAAGTGGATGTTGCGACCCGTAGCAAACTGCTGTCGTGGTAGCAGTATCGTGCGGGTAGCGCCCGCATTCCAAAGGAGATAAAAAATGACTAAGAAATACGTACTACAAGAGTTTATGAACCTAGATTACAGCGACGATCTTCTCACAGAAGAAGAGCGTGAAGGTAATCGCCAAGGGATACACCTTATTGTAGCAGGGAAGATACAGGCTGCCGGCAAAAAGAACGGCAACGGGCGTATTTACCCCCGACCAATCCTCGAAAGAGAGATGAAGAACTACGAAAAGCTTGTTCGTGAGGGTCGTGCTATTGGTGAACTAGACCACCCAGACAGTTCAGTCGTAGAATTGAAGAATGCTAGCCATCTAATCACACAAGTGTGGTGGGAAGGTGACGATGTCATGGGCAAAATGAAGATTTTGGATACTCCAGCGGGTCAGATCGCCAAACAACTAGTAGAAGGTGGCGTTCAGTTAGGTATTTCAAGTCGTGGTCTTGGCTCAACTCGCCAACAAGGCGGAGTTACCATGGTTGAAGACGATTTCCAACTACTTTGCTTCGACTTGGTATCAGAACCAAGCACAACAGGTGCCTTTTTGGTTGCTGAAAGTCAAGTTAAGACACACTTAACCAAGGCTGACCGAATCAATCGTGCCTTGAACGACATTTTGGGCGACTAATAATGGCTGGCGCTGGATTTGCAGTAGATAACAACAGTGGCGGATATGCTTTTAAAGTAGATCCCGACGGAAACGTTAAAGTTGGAGACGAATCCAGTGATCTTCTAGAGATTACAGGCACCCTTAATGTAAATGGTCCTACTGTATTTAACGAAGCGGGTTCTACCACTGGAGATTTTCGTGTAGAGAGCAACGCATCAGAGAATATGCTCTTTGTTGATGCAAGTTCTAATCGCATCGGTATTGGTACAGCCTCGCCACTTTTTACAATTGATGTCCAAGAACGAACAGGTATTGAAGCCTGTCTTCGCCTAAAAGGTACTGGCGATGTTGGAATCCGACTCCAAGCTGATAGCGACGGCGCTGGGGGAGAAAATGATAATCCTTACATAGATTTTTATCAAGACACGGCAAATTCTAACACCCGTGCTCAGAGACTAGCTTCGATCGGCATGGAAGGCGATGCAGGAGCAACCTTTACAGATTCTCTGGATAATACTTTTTTTATGGATGCGGCATATCCAACTACCCTAGGTTCCAATCTACGAACACTTCAGCTTGCTAACGATTCCAAAAACAATGGACATAAGGCTCGCATCACACTTGAGGGAAATAATGGCTATGTCGGCATTCACACAAATGCCCCAACAACACCTCTAGAAATTGAGGGCACAACTAAATCTACAGAATATGCTACTGCTGTTGGGACACAGGACCTTGGAACTGGAACAAGCAGCACATTATCTTTAGACGCTGGTATTATGCTTTTGGACGCTGACTCCATCAACGGAACTGATATGGGTGGCTATGAAGTTCACACCCTAAACATTCCTAACGGCTCTACAAGCGGACAAAGACTTACCATCATCGCCCAGAGCACAACAAACAGTACAACTATTATGCCTGCTGGAAGTATTAACGGCTCCTTCGGAAGCCTTAGTGATGCTAGCGGCACAACAGCATTAGAATTCGTATGGATTTCCGAAGGCAGTATTTCAGCCTGGTATCAAGTGAGTTAAGAAGGGAAACAAATGAAAAAATCGGAACTCAAAAATATTATTAAAGAATGTGTCCGTGAGGTAATCTTTGAAGAAGGTATGCTATCAGGCATCATCTCAGAGGTTGTACGAGGCATGGGAACAACCTTGGTACAGGAAGCTAGAACAGCACCTGTCTCACAACCATCAAAAGCCTTTTCGGAGAGCAAAAAGCAAGTTCTTGATGCTATTGGTAAGAACTCCTACGAAGATGTGAAGAAGAAGTTCTCTAACCCAGAACTTTTTGAAGGTACCCGACCTATCGCTGAATCTAAGAGCGCTAAGGGCGGAGCACTATCTGGCGTAGCACCTAGTGACCCAGGTGTAGACATTTCAAATATTCCCGGCTTTGGAAGCTGGTCTGCTGTTGCGAGCGCAACAAGAAAGTAATTTAAAAATGAGAAAAAACAAAAGAAATAAACAACTAATTGAACCTTGTGTTACCGTTCGAGCGGAAGATCATAGAGGCGATCCAGAAAGAATGATACGGAAGTTTCGCAAACTCGTAAAAAACGAAGGAATCATTGAGGAATGCCGCAGTCGAAGTTATTTTGTATCTGAAAGTGAAATCAGAAGGCAAAGAAAAGAAGACAAACAAAGACTGATTGACAAGGTAAATAGAAGAAGAGATGAACTACTTAAGCCTAGGGACAGGTTTATAAAGAGGAGAAAATAGTATGGCGATTTCCCCAGATACTACGAATTATCAAATAACTTCAGGGCATCGACCTGGTCTTGCAAGTGTAGGTCAGTACCAATCAGCAGGACATCCCTATGTAACAGGGTCAGAAACACTCAATGATGGTGCGGAACATCAGATTACCTTCCCCACTGTCACTAAGTCTATAACTGTAATTAATAGACCATCTGGATCAGGTGACGCTCCTGACATAAGAGTTCATTTTGCAGCTACAGGGAGTGGAAACGTAGTAGGAGGTCAACACTATATTCTGCTTACTTCGAACAAAGACAGTATGACAATGAATGTCAAATGTAGCCGACTTTATATTTCAAGGGATGATGCGACTGCCGGCGCTGCTTCTTATACGGTGTTTGCAGAGTGTACGGGGATTGATCCAATAGAGATGTATCCTCTAACTGGTTCTGGTATAACTGAGTAAATAGAAGAGGGAGATTGTCATGGGCGGATTTAAGCCATCTAGAAGTGATATAGCAGGTAGCACAGTTGTAGGGTCAGACAAGGATGTCGATTCACATCAGTTTACTGGCTCCGTTGACATTACTGGTTCCCTTCTAATTAACGGGGTTCAAATTACACAAAACGGCGGCGGTGGCGGCGGTGGCAGCCCTGGTGGATCAAATACTCAAATACAATACAATGATGGAGGTGCTTTTGGTGGAGCCTCTTCTTTAGTTTATGATGATGTTAATAATCATGTTGGCATCGGGGTTACAGACCCAGATGTTATCTTAGAGGTTCTTGACACCTCCACACAACAAAAGTGGTCTTATGATGCAGATAGTTTTGCAACTCTGACTGTTGAAGATGATAGTAATACTACACTAGCAACTGGAGAAAACGGAAACATAACACTTCATGCTGGACCAGCAGGCGACATTTTTCTAGTAGCAGATGGGGGACAGGTCAACCTTCAAAACCCCGCTGGAACTAATAAATTAGCATTTGATGTTGAAAATGCAGGTGGACTAGCATATATTTCTAATGTAAGAAATAACGATTTAATCTTTAGAGTTGGCACAAATGTCAAAGAGGTCTTCCGACTTGACCAAAGCGAAGGTGCTTTGTTGATGTCTGGTAACTTTGCTGAACCAGGCGGCTTCGCCCCAATTCACTTTAGAGACACAGCAACTAGCATTCACTCACCAGGTTCTAACCGACTAGCCATAACTGCTCCAACCTTGGAAGTCACAGGGACACTGAGCGTTGAGAAAGATACTGATGCAACCGCAATTGTTGGCAGAGCTAACGTTGGTGCAGTGCCTGGTGGCGCCTCTGATTATGCTTATTTTTCTCATATAGACCAAGCTGGTGTTAACACTTACGCTTTGGAACAAAGAGCCAACGGGACTACCAGTGTTAATGCACCATCAGGCGGTCAGATTTATTTTCGCCTTGGTAATGTCTCAACTGCTATGATAATTGATGGTACCAGCAACAACAATATTGGCATCAATGGAACACCATCTGCAAGACTTCACGTACAGACAAATTCGCCTGAAAAAGACGTATTCCGTTGCGACGGCGACGAAGACCATATCTTGTTTGTATCTGGATCAGGGCGTGTGGGTATTCTCTCCGCAGCCCCAGCCCAAACACTTTCAGTTAGCGGTAGCGCTGCTTTTTCTGGCACATACGGCTCAACAGCGGTTGAGACAGTAAGCACAAGCCTTAGTACACTTACAGCAACTGATGGTGTGGCTATTATTGATTTGACTTCCGCAGCAACTAACACAAGCTTTGCTTTCTTTATAAACAACGGAACATACATTGGGCAAGAAAAAATTGTTTATGTAAAAACAATTGTTGGTGCTGATGGAAACAATTCAAACGATGCTGCACTACAGGGAAGCAATATTGATAGCCCCCTTGGAAACGCAAATGGGACACTATCCCTTAGTGCGTCTGATCAAGGCGAAGGCTTTTTTGGCATGAACCGTGGAGCAGCAAGGCTTTTGTGGGATGGCACTGACTGGGCACCAATATCAGTAACAAACCTTAACTGGTCGTAGTAGAGAAACATTTCTAGTCGTTTACATTTTTAATCTACTATTTATTTTTGATGTAATATCATCAATTAAGGGGATTAATCTATGTCTACTATGTTAGAACAAGCAATCGTTGACGCAAAGGCTCTTCGTGAAGCCGCTGTTAAAAGTGCTGAAGCCGCTATCGTCGAAAAATACAACGACGAAGTAAAAGATGCTGTAAGCAAACTTTTGGAACAAGATGATGAAATGGATCTTGGGATGGATTCTGGCGCAGAGGCAGAGATTGATACTACTGCTATGGAGCAAGTCCCAATGGCTCATCTTTCAGATGAAGACGAAGACATCGTTGTCGTAGACCTTGATGACATTATTGCCGCTGCTGAGTCCGAAGAGGGCGACGAGCTTGATGAGCCTATGCTTGATAGAGAAGAGATAGCAGATGAAATTGGACTTCCTCTTGAGGACGACTTGCCTGCTAATCGTGATGACGAAATAGAAATTGAGGAAGACAGGCTAGTTGACCTATTCAAAGAAATGTTGACTGTAGACGTCCCCCAAATTGAGCTTGACCGAGCCCAAGAGGAAATTGCAAACGAAAACAATGATAGAGTAGAGCAAGATGAAGATCCTGACTCTTTCTATACTGACGGAATGGACAAGGAAGATGTTGAAAATCTCCGCCGCTCCGAAGAACAAAACGAAAGCCTCCAGAAGGAAAATGCTGAACTCAAGCAACTTCTAGGGCAAGTAAAAGAAAAACTACAAGAAATAAACTTGCAAAACGCAAGGTTATTATATGCGAACCGTGTGCTTGGAGATTCCTCCTTGAATGAGCAGCAAAAAGCTAAAATTGCTGAGTTAGTTTCTGGAGCACGTTCGGTAGAAGAAGCGAAGATGGTCTATGAGACTCTTCAAAAGACAATGGCGGGTATTCAAAAGAGCGCCCCACAATCGTTGTCTGAAGCTGTAACTAAGAGATCATCTGTCATTCTTAGTGGGAATCGTACAGAGGAACGCACTACCGAATCCAGTCCAACATATAGTCGTTGGGCAACTCTCGCAGCAATAAACAAGACAAAATAATATTTTAAGGAGAAATAAAAATGTCTGTAATTAACACACTCACCGAAGGCATTAGACAACGCTCTCTTGCCAATGAAGGTGAAGCTCTTCTTGAGAAGTGGCAGAAGACTGGACTCCTCGAAGGACTTGACGACCACAAAGCTGGTTCGATGGCTCGCCTTCTTGAGAACCAAGCCGCTCAGCTTCTTAAGGAACAATCTACAATGGCTGCCGGCGATGTCGAAGGTTTTGCCTCTGTTGCTTTCCCAATCGTTCGTCGTGTATTCGGCAACCTTATCGCACAAGACCTAGTCTCAGTGCAACCAATGTCTCTACCAAGTGGACTCATTTTCTTCCTTGACTTTGTGTTCTCTGTTGATGGTGGCATGGTTGATCCAACAGACGGCACCGACGGCTTCCGCCTAGGTCAGAGACAAGACACCTCTGTTTACGGTGGTGGCAAAGTTGGTTCTGGCATCATTGATGGCGTCGATCTAGGTGGCAACAACGGTCAGCTTTCTGCTTACAGCTTGAATAACGGCTACTCTAGTCCAACAGGCTCTCAGACAGGTGTCGTTGAAGTTCTCGCCTCTGGTACTTTCGGCGACGTAGCTTCTATTCACGACTGGGCCGACGTTCTTCACAGTGATCCAGTATTTACCTCTGGTACATCTGGTTACCTCGTTGGTAAAATTCCAACACCTTCTAGCCTTAACAAGGATGACTTGGTAGCTGTTACCTTGTCTAGTTCTCTTGGTAACGCTGGTCTATTTGACGGCGGCGCTCGAAGCTGTTTCCAAGTACGTCGCTTGACACAGTTCTCTGGTACAGCCGAAGACCACCTACTAGTTGTTTTGGCTCAGCCAACAATAGCTACTGCTGATGACGCACACACAATTCTTAGTGCTGCTGCCGGTGAGGTTGGTTCTAGCACCTTCCCAATTGTTGATGGCTTCAACAACGGCGGCGCTATTGGTTCTATAGTTGGTGAGGCAACTTGGGGTCTTGAAGCCCAAGCCGGCATCCCAGAAATCGACATCAAGGTTGATTCTACTGCCGTAACAGCTATCACCAAGAAGCTTAAGGCTAAGTGGTCTCCAGAGCTAGCTCAAGACTTGAATGCTTACCACAACCTCGACGCTGAAGTTGAGTTGACAAGCATCCTTTCTGAGCAAGTTGCTCTTGAAATCGACCAAGAAATCCTTGAAGATCTCGTCAAGGGTGCTACCGCTGGTACATTGTACTGGTCTCGCAGCCCAGGTAAGTTCCTCAACCGTGAAACAGGTCGTCGTCTTGTCGGCACCACATACCCTGACTTCACAGGTACTGTCTCCGAATGGTACGAAACACTTCTTGAAACAGTCAACGAAGTAAGTGCTCGTATTCACCGTAAGACACTTCGTGGCGGCGCAAACTTTGTTGTTTGCTCTCCAGAAATGGCTAACATTCTTGAATTCACAAGCGGCTTCCGTGCCAACGTCAACGTTGATGCTGACGGCTCTTGGGGTGCTATGAATGTCGGTTCTATTAGCCGTAAGATGGACATTATTGTCGATCCTTACTTTACCCGTAACTTGCTCCTTGTCGGTCGTAAGGGCTCTAGCTTCCTCGAAAGTGGATATGTTTACGCTCCTTACGTCCCACTACAAGTCACACCAACCATCTTTGGTACAGAAGATTTCGTGCCCCGCAAGGGCGTCATGACTCGCTATGCCAAGAAGATGGTGCGTCCTGACATGTACGGACTAGTTATTTGTCAAGATTTGGTCTCTAACGTCGATCATGCGTCGTAAGAATCGGTAAGTCGATGACATAATCTTTGTTCGAATGAATAAAGATATAGGGAACCCCGTCCTTGTGGCGGGGTTTTCTTATTAGTGGGATAAAATAAGAAAGTCTAAAACTATTTATACAAAGCGAGGAAGTTAGATGCCAACTAATCTACAACCAGTTAGCACCACAAGTGCTGTTGTTCTGCCTTCGACAGGGACCCACTCCGATGTAGAGTCTGCTTTGTCTTATGGTGTGTATACCACAGATGCATTCATTAGTGGTGCAGTAGATCAAGTATCTTATACCTACAATAAGTTAGGTGGTAGAGTTCTTGATTTAGAAATAACACCAGAAATAGTTTATAATGCATATGAAGAAGCGTGCTTAGAGTATTCTTACTTGGTAAACACACACCAAGCTAAGAATGTCCTTTCTGACATGCTAGGTAACACTACAGGGTCTTTTGACCAGGACGGTGAGTTTACTGAATATGCTAATGGCACAGATGTAAAGCCAAATTTGAAATTTCCTCGTTTTCAGCTTGGGTATGCCACCCATGTTGGGCGTGGGAGTAGCGTCCATGCCGGCATAGGTGCATCACAAACAGTTTATTCTGCTTCTTTTGTTCCTCGAAACGACGTTCAAGACTATGATCTTCAGGCAATCATATATTCTGCCTCATTAGAAGCAGATTCACCATTCCAAGATGCCGTAGGCAGAAGTGCAATAACAATACAGAGAGTGTACTATCGGACACCACAGACAATGTGGAGCTTTTTTGGAGGATATTCCATAGGGGCAGTTGGCAACCTGTCAACTTATGGGATGTATGCGGATGATAGTGCATTTCAGCTAGTACCAGCATGGCAAAATGTCCTACAGGCTTATGCTTTTGAAGAAGACATGAATGTCCGTGCATCACATTACTCTTTTAGGATCAATAATAATAAACTAAGAATTTTCCCAACCCCTGACGGACTAAATCCCGATAGATTTTGGGTAGACTTTAGAGTATCTGAAGACGCTTTCCAGGAAGAGTTTGATAGAAAATATGGTGCTGATGGTGTTAATAATATGAATACACTTCCATTTCCAAATGTACCATATAAAAATATCAATAGCATTGGCAAGCAGTGGATTAGAAGATTCGCTCTATCTCTATCTAAAGAAACTCTGGGACAAGTTCGTTCAAAGTTGGCTAGTATACCAATACCTGGAAACGAGGTAACCCTAAACGGACCATCTTTAATATCAGAAGCAAAAGACGAGCAAAATGCTCTCAGGGATGAATTGAAGACTGTTCTTGATGAGATGGCTTATGGTGCCCTCATGGAAGGTGATGCACAATTGCAAAACAACTTGTCTGAAGTAATCAAACATGTGCCAACTGGCATATACGTAGGATAATTAGATGGCTTCACGAAACAGATGGACTCAACCTAGCTCGCCACCACCACCTCTTTTTGTTGGAAAAGCAGAGCGTGACTTTGTTAAGCAAATAAATGACGAAATAATAGAACACGTCATAGGTCAGCAGTTATTGTATTTTCCAATCGATAGAAATAGAACAAATTATAATGAACTATATGGAGAAGCAATAGACAAGACTTTTCTTCCTCCTATTAGAGTTTATAGCTTGGTAGAGTTCAATGGTTCTGATAGAAAACAGGAAGAATATGGCTTTGACAACCTCTATAACATAACAGTTCACTTTCACAAAAGAAGATTGACACAAGATCAAAATTTATTTGCTCGTCTCGGAGATTTCGTGCAATATGATGGAATGTACTTTGAGATAGTAGATATTTCTGAACCAAGATATCTGTTCGGACAGGACAGTGATTTTGCCGACGGCACTTCTTTGGAAATCTCAGCAGTCTGTAGACAAGCTAGAAAAGGTTTATTCAATCCTGGAAAAAACATTTGAGGAAAATAGCCAATGCCTAAGAGAACAGATTTAAATGAAAAATTAGAGTCTGAATATCCTTTCTCACCGTCTACTCTGGAGAGTATCGATAAAGCTCTTTATAATTTTATAAACGATGATCTAAATGTATCCTGTGACACTAACAGTGGCTTCAAGAAAGTACCAATAATCTTTGCTACTCCAGAAAGGGCATTTCAAATAAAAGACATACCAGATGAGGGCAGCATCAGAACGGATGGTAGGGTCCTAGAGTACCCCTTGATTTCGATTATTCGAACCAATCTTGTAAAGAACCCTCAAAACAAAGCAAAATACGGAGTACACATACCTCCATACTACGATTTCTATAAAAAGGGTGGCTCTATCCCAATAGCTAGAAGGGTGGTACAGGACAAAACAAGAAACTTTGCCAATGCTGAGGCTAAAAAAAGGTTCGGAGCAAGTACAAACGAAAATTATGACAACTTTCCGTTCCAAAATAAAGAGGTTGTGTATGAAACATTGTATGCACCAATGCCTACCTATGTCGAAGTCAACTATGACATTAAAATGATCTCTAACTACCAGCAACAAATGAACCAAATGCTGGCTCCTTTCCTAGCCAGGTTCTCAACGCCAGCCGTTTTTAACATTTATCATGAAAAAAACACATATGAGGCTTTTGTGGAGCAAAACTTTAACAACGAGAGCAATAATGCGGGATTACAGACCGACGAAAGGATCTTTAGGACCACTGCTAATATTAAAGTTTTGGGATATCTTGTCGGGGAGCAGGAAAATCAAGAGACACCCGCTGTAATTGTCCGTGAATCTGCTGCGAAAGTTACTATTGGCAGAGAAAGAGTTGTTGTTGGTGACGAACCAGAATTTCACGCAGGAAGAAAAGATAAATATAGACGATAATCTAGTAGGGAGTTTGGAAATACGACCTACTATTTATTATTGGTGTTTAGTGTATAAACCCTGCGAATATTTTATGCTAACCGAGGAGAAAACATTTCGATGGCTGATAACTCTTCCAGAAAATTTAAGTTTATATCACCTGGTGTCTTCATTAAGGAGATCGACAACTCAGAGCTTCCTGCTGTACCAGCAGAAGTTGGTCCTCTTCTAATAGGAAGAGCCAGGAAAGGTCCGGCTAACAAGCCAGTTCAAATAACCTCATACTCTGACTTCGTTCAGACTTTTGGTAACCCATCTGCTGGTAATGAAGGTGGTGATGTTTGGCGTGTTGGTGATTTTAATGCTCCAACCTATGCTCCTTTTGCAGCAAAAGCGTGGCTTGCTAGCAGCAATCCAATTACTTATATCAGAGCGCTTGGTGATGAGTCAGAAGGATATACTGCTGCAACTGGTCGAGCCGGGTGGAACCTAGATGCTACACAAGGGACGTCTTTAGCTCAAGGTGGTGCCTATGGTCTTCTTGTTTTCCCAAGTGGCAGTGGAACTGAGAATTTGACTGGTACTCTTGCAGCACAGTTTTACTGCCAAGACAGCCGAGTTCTTTTGTCGGGTAGTGTTAGAGGTACTGATAATGGCGGTTCGTTTGGTTCTACCCTGATTGATTTGGGTACAAACCTAGATAGCATTCCTTTGGTGTTTACTGGTAGCGATATGAACCATAAAGAGTTTGTTAGTTTTAACGAAAGCAAACCAAATTATATTCGTAGGGTTCTCAATACAGACCCAACAGTCACAAACAGTACAATTACAAACAGTGAAACTCAAACATTTTATCAAGGCGGAAAGTACTTTCTTGGAGAAACATACGAGAACCGTATTGGTGAGGGTTCTTCTACATCACTAGGTCTTTTGAATGTTGGCGGTGGTGTTAGTAAATATTATGGTGCCATTGTTCCAATGGTAACTAAAACTGCTGCTACAACATTTACTAACGATCAGGCTAATTTCTTGGGCGCAGCAAGAAAAGCATCTACAGGATGGTTCTTCTCTCAAGACCTCGGATCAAACCCAGCCGCATACGCACACAAGAACATGCAGAGGTTGTTCCGTATTGAAGCATTAACCGCTGGTGAAAACTTCAATAGAGATGTAAAGATTTCTATCGCAAACATTAAAGCAGGCAGAGGAGACTTCCAACCTTATGGCAGCTTCTCTCTTCTAGTTCGTTCCTTGAATGACACTGATAACAATCAAGTTATCTTGGAAAGATATGACAACTTGAACTTGAATCCTGCTTCTCCAAATTATATCGCTGCTCGAATTGGTGATAAATATCAAGTCTATTCTCAGGCAGAGAAGAGATCCACAGAATACGGTGAATTTGAAAATAGATCAAATTATATTAGAGTTGTAATGGATCCTGATATCGCTGCTGGTATTGGTGAGACTAGGTTGCTACCTTTTGGTGTTTTTGGACCACCTAAATATCGAGACGTAACAATTACCTCTGGTTCAACAGGTTTGCAAAATCTTGCTTCAATACCCGATGGAGACCCAGTAACAGCGGCAGGTCCACTTTCTGCTCTAACCATGATTGCTCCTGGCGCTTCAGCATCTTTTGGCGCTGACGGTCACGATATTCAAGATAAAGGAACATATGTTGCTGCACCTCTTCTTATGAGATATGCTGATGATCGAGCCAGAGGGGATGTTCTTACAACTAAATTTACAGGTTCAATTAAATTCCCAGCACCTGTTTGCAGAGCCAGTTCTTTACAAGGTTCTCCAAGGTCTCTAGATAACACATTCTGGGGTGTCTGGACTGGTAAAGCCTGGAACAACGCTCAATATAATCATGAGATGTCTGACTATCTTAGACCAAGAAACTTTGACGCATCTAGCGAGTCTTCTGTTTATGATCCAGCACAGGATGTTGATGGTGAGACCACAAATAGTGGCTCTAGCCCTCTTGTTCTTTCATACGCATTCTCTCTTGATGATGTTGCTGGAACTCTCAATGGCACCGCACTTAGCGGCGCTGCTACTTGGGCCAGCGGTAACAGAGCCGGCTCAACTAGTATTAGTGCAAACTACAGCTACACTGGCACACTAGATGCAGGTATAGATAGGTTCACCACAGTTCTTGCTGGTGGGTCTGATGGCTATAATAAAACTGAGCGTGATCCATTTGCAAACAAAGATATGGATGGGAAAACAGAACAAACATCTTATGGGTTGTTCTCCCTACGCAAGGCTGTAAACATTGCATCTGATCCCGAAGTGGTCCAGATGAATGCAATATCAATTCCAGGCGTTTGGGCTCCAGGAGTAACAAATTATGTTCTTGACACAGCAGAGTCAAGAGGTGATGCTCTTGCAGTGGTTGATTTGCAGTACGGCTGGACTCCTCAAGCCGAAACAAATGACGATCCAGTTACAGCAAACGCAGGAAACACTCCAAAAGCTGCTGCTGATGCTCTTGCTAATAGAAGCATAAACAACAGTTACGGTGCTGCATACTATCCATGGGTACGCATCTATGATGATAACTCAGATAGATCTTTGTGGGCTCCACCTAGCGTCGCAGCTTTGGGTGTTCTATCTAACACAGATAGGCTTCGTGCCCCATGGTTCGCTCCCGCTGGATTCACCAGAGGTGGGCTTTCTGAGGGTGCTGCTGGTATTCCTGTTACAGATGTAACTCGTCGCTTGACTTCTGACGATAGAGACTTGTTGTATGACAACAACATTAACCCTATCGCCAAGTTCCCTGCTGAAGGAATTGTTGTTTTCGGTCAAAAGACCTTACAACAGACAGCATCAGCCCTTGATCGAATCAATGTTCGTCGCTTGATGATCTACTTGAAGCGTGAAATTTCATTCATCGCCTCAAGACTATTGTTCGGTCCAAATACCTCAGTAACCTGGGATACCTTCAAGGGGCAGGCTCTTCCAATCCTTAGAGATGTGAAGACAGATTTTGGTATTGAAGACTTCAAGTTGATTTTGGACGAATCTACCACTACGCCTGACTTGGTTGACAGAAACATAATCTATGCTAAGTTGCTAGTAAAACCAACTCGTGCAGTTGAGTACTTTGCTATTGACTTCGTAGTCACAAATAGTGGAGCATCTTTCGAGGATTAATTGAGATGCTACTACTTACTATAAGGAGCTAAAAAACAAATGGCAAGTCTATTTTGGACCAATTCAAAAAGCGAACCAAAACGCAGGTACCGATTTGAACTGAGTTTTTCTTCTCGTGGTGACGAGACCAGGGGTTCTATTCCAGTCTGGACTGTGAAGACCGCTGCTAAGCCTCGTGCATCAGTCAATGTAGTAGAACATCAGTACATCGATCACACATTCAAGTACCCTGGAAGAGTAACCTGGGAAACCATCCAGGTAACATTGGTTGATCCTGTCAACCCTGACTTGTCATACTCTTTCCTTGATGTTCTAGGCGCTGCTGGTTACAAGTATCCAACCGACGCTGCTCTCTCTAAGAACAGCTTGAGCAAAGATGCTTTCAGAAGAGCCATTGGTTCTGTGTTCCTTAAGCAGCTTGACGACCAAGGTAGACCAATCGAAGAGTGGGAACTTATCAACCCATTCATCACCAGCATTGACTTTGGTGGAACTTTGAGCTATGAAGATGACATGATGAATGAGATCACCATTGAACTAGCGTTCGATTGGGCTCAGTTGAACTTCACAACTCAAGGCGTCCCTAGTAGCACAGGACAGGGCGCATAAAAAATAAACAAATTTTCAATAGTGTAATACTATTAGAAAAAAGAAAGGTTATAAAATATGAGTAGAAACCAGAATAGACTGGGAATTGAAGAAGAAAAATTCTTACAGGACGAGACACCCGCACCTTTCACAGGTCAGGAGTCTGGTCCTGCTTTTAATTGGTCTGTACCAACAGAACTAGTTGAACTACCTAGCAAGGGTCTGTTTTACCCAGCAAATCACCCTCTTCATAAACAAGAGACTGTTGAGATTCGCTACATGACAGCGAAAGAAGAAGATTTGCTAACTTCTAGAGCACTTCTCAGAGAAGGCGTAGCATTAGACCGTATGCTTGCTAATCTCCTTGTAGATAGAAGCATTGATATCGGCACTTTGCTCCTCGGCGACAAAAATGCACTTTTAGTAGCTGCCAGAAGAACAGGGTACGGACCAGAGTATGAGACCTCTGTCACCTGTCCTTCGTGCGAAGAGAAATCAGAATTCTCTTTTGATATCTCTGAACCAAAGTCTGTTGAGTTTGAAGAGCAAGCCAATGCATGGGGTGTCTCTTATAGCGATGAGGGACATGTCAACATTAAGTTACCCATGACAAAGGCTGTAGTTACTTGTCGTTTGTTGACCTCAGAGGATGAAGTGAGGCTAGCAAAAGAGTTGCAGCGCAAAGAGAAGAAAAAAATAACATCCTCATCTACTACCGATACTCTAAGGGCAATTATCGTCGCAGTAAATGGAGACTCAGACAGAGTGACCCTAGAGTCTTTCATACAGGCTATGCCAGCTAGAGATGGTAGAACATTTCGAATGATTTATGGAGATATTACTCCAAACATTGATTTAACCCAATTTTTTGAATGTGGCAATTGCGGTCATGGAGCGGACCTGGAGGTTCCGCTGGGTATTGACTTTTTTTGGCCTGGGTGATGACTATATCGAAGCTGTATACGAACAACTCTTCCAATTGAAATATTATGGCGGTTGGAGCTTCTTTGAATCATACAATCTGCCTGTAAGTGTTCGAATGTGGTTTTTAGAGCGATTGATAAAGCAAAAGCAAGACGAGAATGAGGCAAGCAAGAAAGCATCATCCTCTTCTCGTGGCAAATCCTTTAGAACGTGATAATATTATTTAGATACTATTTAATAGACGAGCTTTTATGAGGGTTTGTTCTTGAAGATTGATTTTGAAAATGAGATTCTCGATTTATCTGACTTTAAGAAGTTAGATGAGAATGAAGTAATTAATGAAAACATTCTAAACGTCTTTGCTGCATGGCTTCAGTACCTCTTGTCTAAGATGTACAAAGGGCGTCGAATTCCTGTTCGTGTTCGAGGAAACAGAATAGAGGTTGAAAGATTCACTGATGCCTTGGTGAACGAAAAAAAGTATATGGATCTTATCAAGAAGTATGGTCTTGATGACCCCATGACATACAAGCAAAAAGCTAAACTTGATTTGGCTATCAAGAGATTCGAAAGAGAGTCAGGCATTACTTGGCCTATACGTCGCTGAAGGTAATTAAGTAATGGCACGAGACCCATCAGAGATAAAACGTGTAACTGATGCTATTGCAGCCGAAACCGCTGCACTAGATAGAGCAGCAAAAGCTCAAGAGAGAATGAATGCTGCCAAAGATCAGGGTAGCGACAGTTACAAGAAAGCCAAGCAGGACTATGACGACGCCACTGCTGCTGCGAAAAAGTACGGAAAAGAAATAGATAACATAAGGGGCAAAGCAGCAGAAGCTGGCGATGCGGTTACTACATTTGGTGCTGCAATTGCTTCAATGTCTCAAGAAGTAACCAGAAACATAGACATGGTTGCTGGGACAAGCATTACAAATCTTACTAGTGGCGTAGCTGGTCTCGCTGGGGAGATTAATAAGTATACTGTTGCTTTGGCTGATATGCAAACCGAAAGCCGACGAGCTACAGGCTTTCAACAAAGATATAATAGAGAATTCGTTCAGCTTAAAGGGCTTTTCCAAGCCATGGGTATCCCCATGGCAAACCTACAAAAAGCACAATTAGCACTCAACAAAGAGTTTGGAGCTTTTGACTTCCTGTCTGGAAATGCCCGACTTAACTTAACTACTTTAGTCGGACATTTTGGAGAGCTTGGCGCAGAGGCTGGCACAACAGCTAAAGCCATGGATTTGATGATGTTTTCATTCCACAAGAGCTATCAGTCAGCCAATGTGGCTCTTGCTGAAATGCAAGAATTTAGGAAAGAAGTCGGTCTTGGCATGGAGCAGTTATTGCAAAACTTCAATCAAATGGCTCCTGCTCTTGCAAGATTCGGAAATGCTGGAAAAGAGGTCTTTAAAGATCTTCAACGTTTTTCAAGGCAGTTCAACGTTGAAATTAAGAGCGCTTTTGATATTCAAGACCAGCTAGACACTTACAGGGGTGCATCAGAGATTGTAGGTAAGCTCCAGGCTCAGTTTGGGATGAGTCTAAACGCTGTTGAATTGATGAGGCAGCATGACCCGAGAAAGCGCCTTGAAATGGTTCAAAACGAGTTCTTTAGGCAAGGGCTTACTATGGAGAGTATCGGCTATCGAGGGAGGCAAATGATAGCCGAAATCTTTACTAAAGGTGACGTGGACGCCGCCCAGAGAATATTCAGAAGGGGCATGGACTTAAGAGCCGCTCAAGAAGATGTTGGAAGAGCAGATGACATGGGTGCCAAAGGTTTTGGTAAACGTTCCGATGAGATGACTGCACTTAATGAAATGCTTATGGATAGTCTACAAAGAATTTTTGGCGGACACGAAGCTATTCTAGACGTCCAGTTAGCTATCTTGAGAGGGATGCAAAATAATATTGACTCTATTGCCCAGGCAACTGTTGGCGTTGCTGGTGCCAGATCAGGATTGGACCTAGCAGCATACGGTATCAGCGGTTATGTCGGTATCAAAGGGCTAACAGCCTTATTTAGGAATAAAGGTGTCGGCGGCGTAGTTGAGCAGATGGCTAAGGCTCCAGGTAGGATCGGGACCATCGGAAAAATACTCGCTGCTGTTGGTCTCGGCGGCGCTGCTGCCACCACAGTCATGACTAAAGGAGGTGGAGCGCAAGAGTTAGCGAAACAACTAGCAAAAGCATCAACTAAAGGACAGAGAATCCCAGTTGCAGGAACCAGACCCAACACAGTAATTAATCCAAGAACAGGCGCTGACATCCAAAAAGGCGGCAATGCATTTAGAAAGATATTCGGGAAAAATAATGTCAATCCCATTCAGGCAAATCCTGGTAACATTCCTGTAAATACTGCTTCACGCACCGCCGCTAAAGTCGCTGGAAAAGCAATAACAGGTGGTCTTAAGATGATCCCAGTCCTTGGAGCAGGAGCGAGTCTTTATGATGCATATCATAGGTTCCAACGAGGTGACAATATAGGGGCGGCAATGGAATTAGGGATGGCGGGTGTTAACCTGTTTGGCGGTAGCTTGGTTAGCACACTTGGACGAGCGGCTGTTACGAACGCTCTTGGATATGGTGGAATCATGGCTTATGATGCTTACGGAAATCCAACTCTTGCTACGCCTGCCACACAAGCGCCTGCTATGAATGTACCACCAGGAATTGACCCAGCCATTTTCAATGACCCCGCAGCCGCTCAAGGTCAAGGAGGAGTTCCAGGTGTGGTATATGTTGATGAGATGGTTTTGCCAATAACCTTCCAAGACAAAGATGGAACTCTTACAAAAACTGTAACCAGAGTCTTTAATCAAGAGCTTAGGTTTAATCAGTAGCAAAAAGCATCTCAGCAACTAAATAAGTTTGTAGGAGATATACCACTATGTCAACAGCTAATGGAAAATTCGGTTCTTCTGGAATGCATGGAATGCTGCTGTACATACAGCATGTTCCAACTGGTCTTATAGTGGAGTTTCCCGCATTTTTAGAAAACTTCAGTGATCAGTATTCATCACACTGGAACAAGGAGCATGTTTTTGGTCGCATGGACCCAATTTCAACGTTTTCTCACACTGAAAGAAATTTATCTCTTGCGTGGCATGTTCCTGCTGAATCTTTCGAGGACGCACAAAGAAACTTAACAAAAGTAAACAAATTAATGTCTTTTTTGTATCCTCTATATGACTCCACATCTGCTGGTGGTGCAACAGCTATGAATATGGGACCGCTTTTGAGACTTAAGTTTGGAAACCTAGTCCAGTCTGCCAATGGCGGTGGTTTATTAGGTTGGGTTAACGGCTTTACTTTTGATCCAATGTTAGAATATGGTATGTTTCACAAAAAGTCTGACAAAGCAGCTACTGCGGGGAACAACACCTCAGCAGTACCAACAGCGGACGTAGAATATTATCCAAAAACATACAGACTAAACTGTGAATTGAATGTTTTACACGAGCATAAGCTTGGTTTTGAACCAAATAAGACATCAGGTTCCAAGAGTAAGTTTTCTTTACGATCTAGCAACGGCAAAGGCAACCAAAATAATTTTCCATATGAAGTGGGTAATGCACCACCACATACAGGCATTCTTAGCGCTCAGTGGAATTCAGAAAACAAAGGACCAGTAGAAGCCTCGGATCCAAATTACCAACGTGCCCTTGATCTAGCTATTCGCAGTAATTCTACACTTGGCGGGAGAGACAGGATCAGTGCTGCCGTAAACCAGACTATCTTATTCCCTTCCAAAGAGGAGAAGTAAATGACATACTCAAGGTACACTCGCCGTGAAATTTTTTTGAATGAAGATGAAGGATATAGAAAACAATTCTTTATCGACAGGGACATAGAACAAACTTTTCAGTATGAAATGCCAAAAATATCCTTCCCTTCGGAGGAAGTAATAGCTAGTCTCAATAATGTCCTGCAAGTCTGGGGATCGACAGATAAGCTTTATAATATTTCGAACAAATACTATGGTTCGCCAAATTATTGGTGGGTTATAGCGTGGTATAACGAAAAAGCATCTGAAGCAGAATTCAAGACAGGCGATCAGTATTATATACCACTGCCGCTAGACCAAGTATTGAGCTATATTGAATAGAGGAAATGAATGACTACACCTCCAGTCAAGGACGATAAATATTGGAATAATGGAGAGGGTATTCATGACCCCGAAAATCCATATAATAGTCAAGACAACCTACCAGGATCCGACAATTACGATCGGGAACTGGCTGCGATTGATGCTAACATAAGAAGACTAAGAAAGGACTTAAAAACAAGTCCTGCTAAAGAAGCAGCAGCATTAACTAAAGCTATCCAAGCATTCGAAAAAAACGCTTACACTCGCCGCCAAGAAAGAGCGGGAAAAGAGACAGATTTACAAAGAAAAAAGAGAGAAAGAGCAGAATTCGAGGATTCACCTTCTCGCCGCCGTGAAAGAGCGGTTCAGGCACAAAAAGATTTTCGAGATCTTAGTGATGAAAAGAGACTTCAATATTTTGATTCCTTGGTGCCACTAGCGGGTGGTTATGTTAGGGACAAGAAAAATAATCTTTATTATGCGCTTGTCTATAAATCAGATCCAAACAGAATGTCTCCCAGAATTGAAATGTCTGAGGATGACACTGATAAACTATTAAAAGCAATTGTTAAGGCATTAAGCAGTGAAGGGGCGGATTTATACAAGCTTTTTAAAACAGGCGAATGGCCTGGTAGATACGATGGCGACGGTCTTTACCGCACCACAGAACAAAATAGTAAAGCCCAGGTTCAGGTTGCCGAGGAGTCTCAAAAAGCAACACAAGAGCCACCTCCGCAATTACCAAAGTATATTCAGAACATACAAGCTCTTCTTATCAATGATATTGATACTATCTCTGAGAATTTTAGAAGATTTGATGCTAAGAACGGCGGAGTAAATAGTAAAGATATTTTAGCACTTGATAATCAATTTGAAGCAGGTGCTTTTATGAACAGAATGTCTGGATTTGCGACTCCTCACGGAATGATGTCTAGTTTCATACATGCAACACCAGCGCAGCTTAGTCTTTTGGTGCCAACAATGCGATTTTTCATGGTTGATTCTGAGGGCAAAGAAGAGGAAATATATTTTAGCGATTATGGTGATGCAGAGCACATAAAGAAGATGGCGAAAATAAGACGTGATGGTTCAATTTATGAGTTTTTTGGTTCCAAGGCACAAAAAGGCGCACAAGCTGGAATAAGCAGTTTCGAATGGTCCATAAATACACTACACGAAGGACACTTCACATTTGACGCAACTTTAGACCTTTATTTTGGCTCTTTGGCTGAGTTAGCAAATAAAAATTATTTACAGTTTATATTCCCAACAGGACTTGAGGAACCCGAAGCACTTAAAGTTCAGGACCCGTACAGAAAACAATTTAGAGAAGCCGCAGGCGAAACGCCACGAGAAAAAATAACAAAAGAAATCGCTGAACTGTCTAAAACACTTAGTAAAAGCGAGGCAGAGATCAAGAAAGTATCTTTGTCTAAAAATCAGCGAGCCTCAGTGAAAAGAAACTATAGGAATTTGAAAGTTCTTTGTGGATGGGCTCTCCCCGCTGGCAACGAAGCTCAGATGAAGAAGTTGTTTCCGAATGATAACCGTGGAAATCGCTATAAAAGCTTCATGGCTGGAATAAAAGCAACTACAAGGGCATATCTTCTAACATATAAAACACATAACATCAATTTTACACAAGAAGGTCCAACCACGCTTACGGTTGATTATACAGCGAGCTTATTGTCATATCTAAAAAATTCTAGTTCTGATATTTTTGGATCAAGTAATTTTTCAAAAAACTCTAGAATGTGGGACCTAACAAAAGTCTCCATAGATGGCTTCAAGATGTACAAGGGGTCCATCGTTGATTCAAAAGGTGCCGACGCAAATTCTAGTAAAAAAGACAAAGCGATATATCAAGTAGGGAGACAAGTATCAGCACTAGAGCTAGACGAGGATGCTGCCTTTAGTCCGTATATAAAGAATGCAGCAAAGACCCGTTTTATCGACGACCAAGGAGAGGTGAGTATCAGGCTCAGTATGGGCGGACTCTACATGGCAGCAGATTTAGTTAGGAAGCAGCTAGCTTTGCAAGAGATGAATAATGCCAAACCAGACAGCCGAAGAGTTACACAACTTAGACGTATGGGTACAATCATATCCCTTCTTAGCGAGAGAATACGCATGAAACAAAAGAGGGCTCTTTATGCTTCTTTTTTGGAGACCATGGTAAAAGAAAAAGATAGGATTTTCAAAGCTAGGGTTGTTTTAGCACCAGACGCACAGACAAAAGTAAAGATATTATACAATCAAAAAGAAATAGAGAAAAGAGATCGCAAAAGAGAGATGCGAAATGAAACTGATGTTGCGAAGCAAGAGAAAATAAAAGAACAAAAACAAAAAGAGCAAGATCTCGGAATGTCTCTTTTTGCACCAGAGGACCCTCCTTTGCCACCAGAACAGAACGAAATTGATGTTTATTATATGCGTCTCGGGGACATAATAAAAACAGCCTGTGAAAACGCTGAGATGAGAGATGACATTACGTTTGTATTGGGTAATCACGAGACAAAGACAGGGTTTAGATATTCTATCTACGATATCCCAGTAACCGTAGGAACCTTCGGGCAACTTTTTTACGACAATATTGTCAATATTGGTGCAACACAGTTTCCAATTCAGGAATTTGTTAATTTGCTTCTAAAATATATAACCAACATGTTTAATAGGGACCCAAGTTCCTCTGAAAAGATAAGCTTTCAATCTTCACAGGTTACAACAAAGACAACTGTTGGAGATTTTACAAAAAAACAGGAGAGACTTTCTGTTTCTGACTTGAGAAAGATAGGCAACGGAGAGTTGGATCCAGGTGTCAGGACAAAATTCAAGCTTCATCACTACTATACTATTTCAACCAAAAATACGGACAAGGATAGGCTTGTCGGGGATAGGAAAAAAGATGAGAGTGAGGGCATTTATCACTATGTAATAGGTTCTGACACTGGTCTGGCAAAAAGATTTAATTTCAAAGCGTCAGAGATACCTTTTTATACAGAAATGAACATTGAAGCAGGAACAGATTTTTCAGTCAACAGGTCAGTTTTTCTGCCGCAGAATGTATCAATAGATATGGTAGGCAATGGCATCCACAAAGTTGGAGACATGATTTTTGTCGATTCTGACCCAGCGATGGGTTCTTATGCTGGTCCTGTTTTGGGTATCGGTGGTTACTATAGGATTGTCTCCATTAATAATAAAATTCAGGCTGGTCAAACATATAGTTCTGTGTTAGAGTGTCTTCTAGTGAAGAAAGACCCCAGAGGCACTGGAGGCGAATAAAAAATGGCTTACCAACCAGATCAAGACCCATATCGGTTTTCGGATAAATACACTTATGGATCGAATCGATCTGGGGCGAAAGAAATTTTCAAAGAAAGAGTTCGATATGACACAAAGTTCGACTTATTTTATGGTGATAGAAAAACTTTTTCAACATGGACCAAAGATCGTTTTTACGGCATTGTTAATACAAAGGGCAATACGGTAATTCCAGACCAGAGAAGGCTGAAGTCTCTTAGGTTCTCTGGAGACTCAGGTCGCCAGTTGTTTGCTCTTGATTTTGTTGCTGATGCGTGGAATGATTTATCTCTTCGTTTGATAGAATTATCTAATAAGAACCTCATATTCAAAAACAGCCCATGGGCTAATCCTACTGTTTTCAGAGCCTGGCAGCCTTCACAAGATGCTTACGATATTTATCTTAGAGAGGAAATATACCCTATATTTGCAAATGAATATATGCAAACTTATGGAAATGATCTACAGGTTAAAGACTTCCATACTTTTTTGGCAAAGTTTGATGATTTTGCAAAAAACGTTGTAAGTAAAGCCGGTCCTCTAACCCGCTCAGGGATGATAGAGGGCTATAGTTCTCCAAACTACATGTCTGGTCTTATAATAGAGATTTCAGATGATGATTATGATGATGACTATAATAAGACTTCAAAGTTTCTGGATGATAATTTTGATCTTATTTCCGCAGTTGTCACACAGTATGGTTTCTCAATTGATAAAAACATACCCTGGAGGTTGGTGGCAGATGTCTCAAATCCTGCTATGCAAGAATACATGGCAGGGGTGCCAATCGTTGGCTTTGATATCGAGCAAAGTTATGATTATGTGTGTAAGCCCGCTCAGCTTGGCAATGAGGTACCACCAATCGCATTTGGTTATTCTCAAATACCAGGGCTAGAGAATGTAAAAAGACATATAGCGTTTTATAAAATCCCTGGAGGTGAATTTGTCCCAGGGTATGCAAGATATAAGCAAAGTCGAGGAGATTCTTCAATTGCAGACAATTGGACTTCAATTTTAGACTCTTTGTCTACTGAGGAAGTTTATTCAACGATGTTCCTCTTGGATTTTATTGAGACATGGACTTCAGATATAGACACGCTGCAACAATATCTTGTATATTTTTATAATTTCTATGTTTCAGCGAGACCCTCAGTTTTGGCTCAAAGACCATCAACGCAGACTTGCCCTCCTCTGAACTACTCTGTTGAGCGCCGACCAATAAGTCTCGACGATTTTAACAGGATGTATGGAAATCCTTGGAAATTAAAAACATTCTATGTCCTGAGGAACATCGAAAGAGACAATAATTTGAGTGTCGCAGCGATGTCTAAGGCAGTGCAAGATTTTTATAATATTTACAATTTATCCGCACCTGAAAATGATACAGAGGCTTATCGTCGTGCATTGACTTATATTCAAGGTGAATATATAGGACCTGCTGACACCGACCCATTAACAATGGAATATGTCTACGATATAATCTTATCGAAATGAGGCTAAGTTGTTATTTCAGACTCTTGACGATAAAACCGAGTGCGTCGGCATTTACGCCGATAGTCAGCTAATCTTCGACCCTGACGGCTTCCCACCAGAACTCACCCAAACTTGGAAATACGCTCCTTACCTGCGAGACCTCGATATTGAGTATATTTCGCTGTACCTTGAGGGCGGCAAGATTGGGGACGCAATCCCAGAATACCTAAAGGACGACTGGGAAGACGTATCTAAGAAGATTATGGCTTTCAGGCGCTCTTTGAGCATTTCCCAAGTGGATACCTACGAGAACTGCTTCTTTGACTTGGTGCCCGAAAGGTTCCTAGTTGAGTTTTGCGAGGTAAAAAATAAAATAACTGAATACGTCGCCAAGAACGTACAAAAGCCCGAAAGGTATGAGTTCTATAAGCACGTATCTATGATGCTAGAAGATATAAGCAACCAGAAGGTCAGCATAGACGCCCAGCGAGTATCATCATACCTACAAAGCCCAAAACTAAAGAACCATGCCAAGAACATTTTATCAGCGGCTCCATACGTTCGTTATAACCAGTTCGGCACGAAAACAGGCAGGCTCACAACCAAAAAGGGAAGTTTCCCAATCCTAACGATGAGCAAAGAGTTCCGTTCAGCGGTTAAGCCACAGAATGACTGCTTTGTAGAACTAGATTTCAACGGAGCAGAAGTTCGCACTTTGCTCGGGCTTCTTGGCAAGGAGCAGCCAGAGGGCGACGTACACGATTTCCACCTTCAGGAAATCTTTACAAAAATCAACACCCGTGACCAAGCCAAGATTGCCTTTTTCGCTTGGTTGTACGGCTCAAAAACAGCCGCCGACCAGCAAGAAATGACCAAACTAGCGGAGTTCTACGAAAAGGACCGACTACTCAAAGAATATTGGGACGGAACAACAGTTAGAACGCCATTTAAAAAGCAAATACCCGACACAAGCGAACATCACGCCCTGAACTACTTGGTCCAATCAACAGCCGCAGAACTCACTCTAAAGCAGGCTCTAAAGATAGAGTATCTTCTACGGAAACAGTCACAAGGCTCACACATCGCTTTCCTAATCCACGATGCTATTGTGATTGACATGAAAAACGAGGATGCGAACCTACTTAAATCAATGGTTGCACTTATGGGTTCCACGAATTTCGGCAAATTCAGGGTAAACATAAAAAGAGGTAAAACTCTCGGTTCTATGAAGGATATACGACTTGGATAAAGTTATTGGTTTAGGGAAGCTCGGCTGTGCTATCGCAGAAGAACTAACAGCCTACCCAGAATACAGAATTTACAAGATTGACGGCGATATTGACGAGCGAGGAAGCTTGTCTATCGGCGAATATGGTGATATGGCCTCTTTTGAGGCAAATGTTGACAGTGATGAAGTGAGCGTTTATCTCCGATCTATCAAAAAAGGGGATGAAGTCCTGTTTGTCCTACAGGGCGGAGAACCAATCTCAGGTGCAACATTGAAAATATTGGAAACAATCAAGGATGTGAACCTAAACATCCTTTATATCTGTCCCGATCGACAAATGATTTCAGAGACCCAGAAGAGGGATGATAAGATAGCTTTTATGATTTTGCAGGAATATGCTCGCTCAGGCAAGTTTCAGAACATGTTCTTGGTCGATAAAACAAAAGTCGAAGAATTAGCAGGACACGTCCCAATAAATGAATATGAAAAGACAATATCCTACTTCATATCTTATGTTGTTGCCATGATAAACTTTTTCAAAAATACTAAACCAATCTTGGCAAACCCAATTAGTCCTCCTAATATTGCAAGACTTGTTGCTTATGGTGTTTCATCCCTAGATGAAGGAAATAGTGCGATCAACTTGCTCTTCCCTTTGGCGGAAACAAAAGACATTCATTTTTATTACGGCATACCAAAAAAAGAACTATCTGAAGATGCAACCCTAGTCAAGCGTATTAAAGAGCACGTCAAAAGTTATAAGACCGAAGACGTCTCCACCAGTTTTTCAGTCTATGAGACAACGCTTGAGTCTAAGATGGTTCTTTGTGTTGCCTACTCTTCTAAGATCCAAGATCTAGTGCTAGGTAAAAACACTCCTTGATAAACTATATATTAGTGCTTATTTGATCGAGGAAACATTTGTAAATGGCGAATAAAAGAGGGGCTTTGCTAGCATCGTTCATAATGACCGATAGCGAAGAACAAATACAAGAAGAAGTTGAATATATTGTCAATAATATTGAGATTACTAACAATCTCATTTTTTTGCTAGAGGAAAAAGAGAATCCTCTTAAAAAAATTATTACATACAATGCAGTTGTCGAAAAAGGAAAGTCTTTTAATGAAAGGCTTTTCACAATGCGTATGCATCGCAAGAAGCAGACCAACACCCTCTACACAATCAACGCCCTCAATGCTGCTGTAGCTTCCCAGCACGAAGGCAAAACAGGAAAAGACCTAAAACTAGACTGGACCCAGTATGAGAATTCCATTCTATTGACTGCTGGAAAAGAACTAAAAGTCCACTCAGTACAAGTCAGTAAAATCTTCAAAATTGAAGACGAACCAGTAGAAGACGACCAATAAGTCTAAGCCGTTCATTTCTCGACGGAAACAAAAAAACATCAATAAAAAGCTTTACACGCCCTAGACGTGTGATACTATATGTTCAAGGTCAACTAACCAGTAAAGGAGAAAAACATGGGTATTGACTTAAACAAAATGCGGCAGAAGCACGCCGCCCTTACTAACCGAGGTGGAGATACCTCTGACAACTTTTGGAAGCCAGACGAAGGGACACATCAGATCCGCCTAGTCTGCCCTCCCAACGGTGACCCCTTCTTTGAAGCATATTATCACTACGGCATGGGATCTGAAGGAAAGACCACTGTTCTCAGCCCACGGACTAACGGTGATGCTGACCCAATCGCCGAGTGGGGGACCAAGCTCTGGAACGAGGGTACCGATGGCTCCAAGGAAGCAGCCAAGCGCTTCTGGCCTAAGATGCGAGTATTCGCTCCTGTCGTCGTCCGTGGAGAAGAGGACAAGGGTGTTCGCTGGTGGGGCTTTTCCCGCACCACCTACCAAGCGCTCCTCGATGTAGTTCTTGACCCCGAGTACGGTGATATTACAGACCCAGAAAAGGGCACCGATATCCGTATTGATTACGGCAAGAAGCAGGGACAATCTTTCCCAACGACCGATGTCCGCCCAATGCGCCGAACCAGCACCTTGGCTGATTCCGAAGAGAATGTCAACACTCTTCTAGAGAGCATCAAGTCGGCTGACGATGTATTTGATGTTGCATCATATGAAGAATGCGAGAAGGTTCTCAATGAGACTCTTGGCGGTGCTGACACCACAAGCACTAATGAGACAACTCGCTACGACAACACCGCAACCACGACTAACAACAGTGGTATGGAAGGTGTTAGCGACATCGAGTCAGCATTTGACGATCTACTGGCGTAGTTGACCGCCAAACCCGCAGGGAGGCACGGGGTACAGGTGCCTCTCCACTTTTGGAGATAAAATGACAAAGAAGTCTGCAAACAGTCTTGTAAGTGATCTACGCACAGAACTAAACAAGGCAGCTAAAGAAAACATTGCGTATGATCTGCATGGGGACAACCCAACAGATGTAAAGACCTGGATCTCTACTGGATCAACTCTGCTTGATTATATTATCTCTAACCGCCGAGACGGTGGTATTCCTGTCGGCAAACTCACCACGATTGCTGGCGAGTCTGCCAGCGGCAAGAGTCTCATCGTCACACAGATTTTGGCGAACACACAAAAGATGGGAGGGGTTGCTGTATATATTGATACAGAGAACGCAGCCTCTCCAGACTTTATGGAGCAGTTGGGACTTGACACCAAGAACAGCTTCTTGTATGTTCAGCCTGGTACGGTTGAGGAAGTTTTTGAGACAATTGAGCGGCTGATTGGACGTATCCGTGAAAAAGCACCTGATCGCTTGGTTTGTATTGTGTGGGACAGCGTTGCCGGCACACCAGTCAAAGCGGAGGTTGAGGGCGACTATGACCCTAACAGTCGTATCGGTCTGACAGCCAAGGCACTAGCCAAAGGTATGCGGAAAGTCACAGAGACGCTCGGCAAGGAACAGATTGCCATGGTCTTTACTAACCAGTTGAAGACCAATATCGGTGTGATGTTCGGAGACAACCGAGTTGAGCCAGGCGGCAAGGCTCTGCCCTACCATGCTTCCAGCCGTATCTGGCTTACCCAGCACAAGGGCAAAGCTAACGGTCAGATCCTCAACGAGAAGAAGCAGGTCATTGGTTTTCATACCAGCGCCAAAACAATGAAGTCTCGCTTCGGACCATCACCAAGGAGTTGTGAGTTTGATGTATTATTTGACCTTGCTAACGACCGTGTTGGCGTTGATGATGAAGGTTCCTGGCTTAGTGCTATCGCTGGTACGCCTGGGTGTGTTCGCAGCGGTGCTTGGTATACTATCAACGTTGACGGCGAAGATAAGAAGTTCCAAGCTAAAGAGTTTTTGAACCTACTGGAAGATAAGAAATTCCGTGCAAGAGTTCTTGACATTCTAGAAGATGAGTATAGAATAGGGAAGAAGTAGGGAATGAAATGGAATACGACCCGACAAGTGAGATCCGCAACAAGTTTCTCAAACTGGCTCTCCGCCGCATCGACGGAGAAGAATACAGCGACCACATTCAGCATCGCCACGCTGCTGTTATTGTAAAAGCGGGTCGAGTACTTTCAATCGGCAGAAACCGAAACAAGACGCATCCTGACTCAGTTGGAATTGACAATGATGGCGAAGCCTTCACTAGAACTATCCATGCTGAGATGGATGCGATCTTGCGGGTAAAAAACAAATCACACTTAAAAGGTGCGACCATATATGTTGCTCGCAAGGGAAGAAACGAAAAAGCGGGGATGTCCTGTCCCTGTAAGATGTGTCAGAAACTGATTAACAAGCATGGACTGAAAAAAGCAGTCTTTACAACTGAGTACGGCACAGGTACATTAGAGTTTGAGGGAGAAGAGAAATGAAGCGACTTTTGATTATTGACGGACAGAATATGTTTATTCGAAACTATGTTATGTCCCCACAACTGGATATCAATGGAAATCCTATTGGAGGGCTAACTGGTTTTATGAGGTCCCTTCAAAAAGAGGTCCGTCGAGCAAAGCCTGATCGAGTTGTAGTCTGCTGGGAAGGTCCTGGCGGCTCTCAAAAACGACGGGAAAAAAACAAAAACTATAAACTTGGTCGTAAGGCTCCCAAGCTGAACCGTGAGTATGAATTTTCAACTCCAGAAGAGGAAAGAGAAAACAAATATGAGCAACTGCTGCGATTGACAGAATACCTAGAAAACCTGCCAATCCTTCAGATGTCCCTTGAGAATGTCGAAGCTGATGACATTATTGCATGGTTGTGTCACTGCAATGAGTACGCTGAATGGCAAAAAGTTATTGTATCTAACGACCAAGATTTTCTTCAGTTGTGCGATGACAAGACCATCTTGTTGCGACCTGGCAAAAACGAACAAGTTCTCAATAAGAATAAAGTCTTGGAAGAATATGGTATTCATCCTCGCAACTTTGCCTGGGCTCGTGCCATCGTAGGTGACAAGTCTGACAACCTTGCTGGCGTTAAGGGCTTGGGACTGAAGACGGTTTCTAAAAGATTTCCTTTCCTTTCGGAAAATAAAGACTATGGTCTTGATGATATTCTGACGCACGCAAAAAATAATAATTCTAAAATCAAGGCTTATCAAAGCGTTGTAGACAATGAAGAAATTATTGCTTCAAATTACGAAATTATGCAGCTATATACCTCTACCATCTCGTCACAAGGAGTTCAAAAGCTCAAATATGCGGTTAAGAATGACGGGGTCACTCTCAACCGTTCCGAAATTAGAAAAATGCTCCTAAAAGACGGAATTGGTACTCTAAACATAGATGAGCTTATGGTATTATTGAACTCTCATAGGAAAAAATGAGAGTTTGCTTTATATTTTCGTTTTATAGGTTATAGTAGAGACAAGGAAAACAAATGACCGAACAACAATTTGATACATTCAGCAAGTTCGGAAAGTCCTTCCAAGAAAAATTAGTAAAAACCATTCTATTTGATCGCAACTTTGCGAACCAAATGGAAGAGGTTCTTGATACGAACTATTTGGAACTGAAATACCTACAGGTCTTTGTTGACCTTTTGTTCCAACACAAGCAAGCTTATCCGCACCCAACTTATGAAGCAATGGTCTCGGTGGTGCGGACTCAAACAGAAGATTATTCTGATAGCATCATTAAGCAAGTTATTGAGTTCATGGCTCGCATCAAAAGCAATGCCATTGGAGATGAGGACGAAGAGTATGTGAAGGAGAAGTCGCTTGACTTCTGTAAAAAACAGAAACTAAAAGAAGCAATTCTTAAATCGGTGGACCTTCTTCAATCACAGAGTTTTGATCAGATTCAAAAAGTCATCAATGATGCTATGAACTTGGGCGCTGATAACGATCACGGTCACGATTATCATCAAGATGTCTTGGATCGCTTTGAACTCAAGATGAGAAACCCAGTATCAACAGCCTGGGATGAAATCGATGACATTACAAAAGGTGGTTTGGGGAAACGAGAACTTGGCGTCGTTGTGGCTCCAACTGGTGCTGGTAAGTCAATGGCTCTCGCCCACCTTGGTGCAATGGCGGTAGTAAAAGGGAAAACAGTAGTTCATTATACACTAGAGTTAGCAGATACAGTGGTGGGTCAGCGTTATGACTCGTGCATTACTGGAATTGAGCTAAAAAATCTAATGAATATGAAAGACACAATCATGATGGCTGTCGAGCACATCCCAGGCAAGCTTATCATCAAGGAGTATCCAACTAAGTCTGCCTCTACTCGTACCTTGTCTACTCACCTAGAAAAGTTGCGACAAAAAGGTATCAACCCTGATATGATTATTGTGGATTATGCTGACCTTCTCAAACCAACAGCAACAGGCTTCAAATCACAAGAATTGCGCCATAGCTTAGGGAATCTCTACGAAGAGTTGCGAGGAATCGCTCAAACGTGGGATATTCCAGTATGGACGGCATCCCAGACAAATCGCAGCGGATTGAACGCTGAGGTAATCACTATGGAATCGATTAGTGAAGCATTTAGCAAATGCTTTGTAGCCGATTTTATCTGTTCTATCTCTCGCACGATTGAGGATAAGACCGAGAACAAAGGTCGCATGTTTGTCGCCAAAAACCGTAACGGCATTGACGGCATTGTCTATCCAATGGAAATTGACACTTCAAAGGTCCATCTTCGGGTACTCCCACCAGGAGAAGATTCCTCCATTGACGCTGTCGTTATGAAGACTAAGCAAGAACAAGACGAGCATTTGCGAAAGAAATATAGAAAATATCAAGAAGAGCGAAGAAAAGCTGCCGAAGAAGCAGAACAGAAAGCGAAAAAAGAAGAAGAGAAGCAGACTGCTAAAAACATCAGCAGTACGCTTCGAGAATTGAATAGGGAGCTAAAACAAAAATTGGTTAACGAAGAACAAAAACAACAAGGAACAACAGTATGAGTAATCAAGACCTATCAACACAAATTTTATCAGACATCACAGTCTACATGAAGTACGCTCGCTACTTGCCTGAAAAGCAACGACGAGAAACTTGGGATGAACTGGTAACTCGCAACTTGGAGATGCACGTAAAGAAGTATCCCGAACTCAAGGGCGAGATTGTTGAAACTTATAGAAACGTTTTCGACAAGAAGGTGTTGCCTTCAATGCGCTCAATGCAGTTTGCAGGTAAGCCCATCGAAATCTCACCAAACCGTGTTTTCAACTGTGCTTATGCTCCAGTGGATGATTGGCGAGTTTTCGGCGAGATTATGTTTTTGCTTCTCGGCGGCACAGGCGTTGGCTACTCTGTCCAGCAGCATCACGTCGATGAATTGCCAGAAATCCGCAAACCCAACCCTAACCGTTCAAGGAGGTACCTAGTAAATGACAGTATTGAAGGATGGGCTGATGCCGTCAAATATCTTATCCGCAGCTACTTTTATGGTGGCTCAAAGCTACGATTTGATTTTAGCGATATTCGCCCTAAAGGTGCTCGCCTTGTAACTTCTGGCGGAAAGGCTCCAGGACCACAGCCACTAAAAGAGTGCCTGGTCAAAGTAGAGGGTGTTCTCGCAGAAAAGAATGACGGAGACAAGCTTTCAGCTATTGAAGTCCACGATATTGTTTGCCACATTGCTGACGCTGTTTTGGCTGGTGGTATTCGCCGTGCTGCTCTCATCTCCTTATTTTCTGCAAGCGATAACGAGATGATCTCAGCCAAGGCTGGCAACTGGTGGGAGACCAACCCACAGCGTGGTCGAGCTAACAACTCTGCTGTACTTTTGCGGCACAAAGTAACAAAATCATTCTTCCTAGACCTATGGAAGCGAGTAGAGGCATCCAATGCTGGAGAACCAGGCATCTACCTTTCTAACGACAAAGACTGGGGAACCAACCCTTGCTGTGAAATCGGACTACGACCATTCCAGTTCTGTAACCTCACAGAAGTCAATGTCAGCAACATCAAGGACCAAAAGGACCTTGAGGATCGAGTTCGTGCTGCTGCCTTTATCGGCACACTCCAAGCAGGCTACACAGATTTTCACTATCTCCGCCCAGTTTGGCAACGAACCACAGAAAAGGACGCTCTCATTGGCGTCTCAATGACTGGGATCGCCTCAGGACGAGTCCTACAAGATGATATTGATTTGGTTGCTGCCGCCAATGTCGTCAAGGAAGAGAATGCCCGTGTCGCTCAGTTGATCGGCATTAACAAGGCTGCTCGCACAACCTGCGTCAAGCCAGCAGGAACAACCAGCCTAGCACTCGGCACTTCCAGCGGTATTCACGCTTGGCACAACGACTACTACATTCGTCGTATCCGTGTCGGCAAGAATGAGCCAATCTACTGGCACCTCGCTATTCACCACCCAGAACTAGTAGAAGACGAGTACTTCCGCCCACACGATACAGCCGTAATCTCGGTTCCACAAAGGGCACCTGAAGGCTCTATCTTCCGCACCGAAAGTGCTTTCCAACTTTTGCGGAGAATCAAAAAAATCACTAGTGAATGGGTCAAGGCAGGACACCGCTCAGGTCAAAACGGGCACAATGTCTCAGCAACCATTTCGCTCCGTGAAAACGAGTGGGTAGATGCCGGCGAGTGGATGTGGGACAACCGAAATGCTTACAATGGTCTTTCAGTTCTTCCCTACGATGGTGGCTCTTACCAGCAGGCTCCCTTTGAAGACTGCACCAGAGAACACTACGAGACAATGCTTAACACCCTTAAGGATGTGGATCTAACTCAAATTGAAGAGACAGAAGATAACACAGACCTTAAGGACCAGGCGGCTTGTGCTGGTGGTGCTTGCGAAATCACCTGACCTTTACGGAACCAAAAAACTAGAATATAATACTTAACCGAAAGGAATGTATTATGAGTAAAGATTTAAATCATATCATGCCCTCATATGCATCCAGGGGGCTATGTAAGCGGGAAGACAAAAACAAGGTACAACATCGTTGGGTACCTAGCGGTCAGTCCCGTGCTCTCCCTGGAATGCATGTGGGGGTTGAGTGCTATTGCAAACATTGTGGAGAGCGAGAGTGGGGCACTGTTGCTCGTCAAGAATTTGTTTTATTATCTGAATCTTGGGAGGAGTTAAGTTGAAACCTTTAAATAGAAGACTACTTATAGAGATTAATAAGGAGGAAACACATCAGGGAGCTTTCTACGTGCCTGTAGAAGAAAAGGTAGAAGAATTTGTTACTGCCACAGTTCTTTCTTGTGCTGATGACTGTTCGCAAGACTTCACGGGAAAGAATGTTGTTCTTCACTCCTTCGGTGTAGAACAAGTAACTGTTCGAGGCGAAACCTATACTTTTATCGGCGAAAATCACCTGATCTGTGCGGAATAAAATGAATATATTCAATCCATGGCGAAAGTTTTTGTTACAAGAATCAGGATTCAACAGAATCATGAATATTTTGCAAGGTAAAGTGACATCAGTAGATACTGTCGGTTTCTTAACTGGCGAAAACCCCATGGCTCAAAAGATGTCATCTAAGGAGAATCGAGCCCTCAACAAGGAGTTGATGGCTTGGATGCGTGATCGTGGCTACGGTCCCATTCGCATTCGTGGTAAGTTTGGCAACAAAGAGCGCTCTATGATTATTCCAAACATTACTAGGGAAGATATGGTAGAGGCGGGCAAAACATTCAATCAAGAGTCTGTAATCTGGGGGAAGAGAACCGAAAAAGATAAGTTTATTTTCGAATATATTGAGGGCGACAAGACTATTCAGAAAAGAGATGTTGTTCTTTTTGATAAAGATGTTCAAGCAAGGGAAGATTACTACTCGCAAGAGAGACAATCAGCCGGGCGTAAATTTTATATTCCATTTTTTGATGATGAGTATGAGATGGAAGAAGGTCAGGAATCAGAATATGATTTGCCTGAATTGACCGAGAGGCAAATCGCCAAACACAAAGAACTTATCCAGGAAATCAATCACCGCCTGAAACTCTCTTTAGACGGATTGAGAACAGAGAAGTCTCGCTGGCAGCAGCGGCAGATCGCTCGTCTAAGACTTCGGGAACTAAAGAAGAAACTATGAAATCATTTGAACAAAGCTTTCGAGAGTTCCTAACAGAGGCTGAACTGGGACAATATGTGGATGGTGGTCAGGTCACCTTGTTCCACTATACTAAGCACCCAGAGGATTCCTTGGTTTTGGACCCAAAATACTTTGCGGATCGTGCGACTCGTAGTGCCTTTAGTAGAAATGAGTACGAGATCAGCCAGGTCCCAAGAACTTTTTATTATGTAGATCCCAAGCAGAGGGAGACATTCTTCGGTGCAGGGGTCCCACTTTTTACCACAAAAGTCCCCGCTAGTAAAATATATGATCTAAAGAATGACCCTGAAGGATACAAAGAAAAGAATAGACATCCAGTTTACGGCTTAAGGAAAGGCGAAGAATGGAATACACTATTAGAGGATATCCGTGAGGATTACGACGGAATTTTTTATTCCACCAACAGGTTCGATGTGGTCGCTTGGTTTCAGCCCATCGAAGTTAACAAGGTTTCCCAAGAGGAGCAAGCTCGCCTAGAAAACGAGTAGAAAGGCATATAAATGAGATTTCAGGACGATTCATACAGCATTGAGGTCGGCACCTTTGTTATGAATAATCATCATGGGCTGTTGAGAATGGGCGTTGTAGAAGACATGCGTATCACTGAAGAGGGGTGGGCTATGTATAAAGTAAACTTCCTAGAAGATGAAATATATCAGCGCAATAAAACGTTTCATAGTGAGATCTCTGGTAGAGACGAGTTTCAGTACGAACACAGAAGGGATCAACTTGTTAAAGTAAACCCTCAGTGGCTGCAAAATGTTGTAAATGCCTACGAGGAGATTCAAAATGTCTGAAGATAATAATATAAAAGAAGAGGTTGCGGATGATCTCATCCCAAAGCCACCACCAAAACTAGCACCAAGAGGGATTACCAGCTTCACAGTTTATCGCCAACAGGATGAAACAGGTGTATCAGGTGAGGGTGTCGTAATCGAGGGTGTTGTTATGGCTACGGGTCAATGCGTTGTACACTGGCTCTATCCGCCACCCCGTGGAGGTATTGCCATCTTTGATAGTATGAGCGACTTTGTGAAGGTTCATATTGAACCCCACCCAGCGAATCAAACTATTATAACTTATCAGGATGGCACTAAAGATGTGTATGGCGAGAAGCCAGAAGAAGAAAGCACTGATTAGAGAATATTAATACTATATATTCTAATTGGAATCCCTGCCAAGGCAGGTGGCTGAGCAGGGAGATGGTGCCCTGCTCTTTTTTTGCGTTATAGTTTTTTTGGTAGCTAATTAAATATACAAAGAAGCAAGGAGCTAAGCATAGTGTCGGATTATTTTCAATACCCTCCTGGTCTTGGTAATGTTTCTTCTTACCAAGTTTCTGGTAAGCCCTTCGCCCAAGGTAATTTGACCGCACCAGCTTCAAGTGGTACTCCAATAAAGGTAACCTTTCCTTCTGTTACAAACTGGGTTAAGGTCTTACCAGTCACTGGGTCTAGTTCTACTCATTTACGCATAGGATTCTCAGAAAATGGTGTTAAGGGCACAAATTATTTTAGATATTTGGCTGGGAATAATTTTAACCATGAACTGGCTTCTGCTGCGCCACTACAACTAAAAGTGACAGAATTATATTTTCTTGGAGATGATACAGCAACAGTCAATTTTGATGTCGTTGCTGGTCTTACGGGCATAAATGTCGATCAGATTTCGAATAATTGGTCTGGCTCAGTTGGCGTGGGCTAAAAAACTTTACTTTTCTCAGAACTAGTCTATAATAAACATATAGAAGAGGAGAGATAAATGAAAGTCGGAGATCTTGTCAACTTCACAGACCGCAGCCACAGCCTTTATCGCAAGTATTCCAAAGGTCCAGGTGTCATCGTAGACATTGATTATATTGCCAAATACAACCGAATGTCCCGCCACAAATATCTTGGAGCAAAGGTCACAGTCCAGTTCCCAGGGCTAGACAAACCATCAGTCGTTACAGAATATTCACTACAAGCAATCTAAAGAAAGGTTTTAGATGACTAACCGAATTGAAAGCAAAATCCCTTTTGTGGGATTACACGCCCACTCAGGGCTTTCTCCGTTTGACGGACTAGGAATGCCTGGCGAGCATATGGACTTCGCCTATGAAAACGGAATGAATGCCCACGCTCTCACAGACCACGGGCATATGAACGGACTGTCGTTTCAGGTCGAACATTTGAAGAAAATGCGAGCAGACGGCAAAGAGTTCCGAGCCTTGTATGGCTGTGAATCCTACTTCATCCGCTCACACAAGAAGTGGCGGCAGATGTACGAGGAGCACAAGGCTAATCAAAAGCGCCAAAAGAAAGAAGAGTTTGGCATGGTCATCGAGGACGAGGATCGAGGCAAGAAGCGTAATCCGCTCAACAACCGCCGCCACCTCGTGATGATCGCCCAAAATCAGACAGGTCTAAACAACTTGTTCCAACTGGTATCGGATAGCTATCAGCCTGAGAACTTTTACCGCTACCCTCGTATGGACTTTGAGATGCTGGATAAGTATAACGAGGGGCTAATCATCAGCAGCGCCTGTATGTCAGGTCCATTGTTCGAAGACTTTTGGAAGAATAGAGACAAGAGCCCTGACCACGTGCTTGCAGCGATGCGGGACACGATCGCCCAGTTCAAGGAGATCTTCGGAGACAGGTTTTACGGGGAAGTCCAGTGGAATGATATTAAGGAGCAGCACGAGGGTAACAACCTCATTATCCAAGCCTGCATGGAAATGGGTGTTGAGGTTATCAGCACGGCGGACAGCCACTACCCACGACCTGACTTGTGGAAAGACCGAGAGATGTATAAGCGCATCGGCTGGGGCGGCAAGATCCCAGAGTGGGCGGACCCTGATAGTCTTCTGCCAGCATCGGTTGACGAGGTGGGCTACGAGTTGTACCCGAAGAATGGCGACCAAATGTGGGAGTCTTACAAAAAGTATTCGGGCAAGCACAACATCGAGTATGACGATACTTTTATCCGTGATAGTATTGAGCGCACACATCACATCGCCTTTGATCGCTGTGAAGACTTCCTGCCCGATAGCACTGTCCGACTCCCAGAGTTTGTTGTGCCCGAGGGCAAGACAGCCATCCAGGCCTTGACTTCTGACGCTCTCAAGGGGATGAAAAGTAAGAATCTTACGAGCCCTGAGTATGTTGATCGCCTGAAATATGAACTCAATATTATCAACGAGCGTGGCTTCGCTCAATACTTCTTGACGATGAAAGCCATCTCAGACAAAGCCCAAGAGGAAATGCTGGTCGGACTAGGACGAGGCTCAGCCGCTGGTTCACTCTTATCTTATGTGCTAGATATCACACAAGTGGACCCTATCAAATATCAGTTGCAGTTTGAGAGGTTCCTAACCAAGGGCGGCAGCGGCTACCCTGATATCGACTTTGACGTTGAAGAGCCAATGCTTTTGAAGGAGCAACTGGCAGAAGAGTGGGGACCGACTACAGTTGTACCGATCAGCAACTTCAACACGCTCCAACTTCGATCGCTCATCAAGGACATCGGTAAGTTTTATGGTATTCCGTTCACCGAAGTCAACAAGGTGACTAGCGTGATGATGAGCGAAGCCACTCCAAAAGCCAAGGCAGCCAGGGGGCAAACTGCTGGCGTCTACACTCCAACATTTGACGAGGTAAAAGAATATAGTGAAACACTCCAAGACTTCTTTGACAAGTACCCAGAGGTTGCTACTCACGTTGATAACCTCTTCGGCAATATGCGGAGTATTTCTCGGCACGCTGGTGGGGTTGTGGTGGCAGAAAACCTTGACCGCCATATGCCCCTAATCAACTCTGGCGGTGTCATCCAAACGCCGTGGAGTGAAGGGCAAAACGTCAGGCACCTGGAGCCGCTCGGCTTTATTAAGTTTGACCTGCTTGGCTTGTCAACTCTCCGTATGATTTCGGGAGCCATTCGTCACATCCTCAAGCGTCACCAAGGCATTGAGGAGCCAACCTTCGAGCAGGTGAGAGATTATTATAATATTCACCTCCACCCAGACGTGATCGATTTTGATAATCAAGAAGTCTGGCGTGAGGTATTCCACAAAGGTAAGTGGGCTGGCATCTTCCAGATGACTAACGGCGGAGCCCAGCGGTTCTGCCAAGAAGCCCAGCCAACTTCACTTTTGGACTTCGCAGCAGTCACCGCTATTTTCCGCCCCGGACCACTTAGCGCCAAGGCTCACAGTCTGTATGTTGCGAACAAGTCTAACCCTAGCCAAGTACACTACGAGCACCCAATCATCAAAGAAGTGCTCGGAGATACATACGGCTTGCTGGTCTTCCAGGAGCAGTTGGCTATGCTCGCTCACAAGTTGGGCGACAACATCTCGCTGGATGAGGGCAACCTTCTCCGCAAAGTCTTGACGAAAAAGGGAACAGGCAAAGATAAAGTCAAAGACAAATTATATAAAAAGTTTGTCAAGGGCTGTAACAACCACGGACTAAGTGAAGATGTTGCCAAGAATCTCTGGTCCAAGATGGAGTTTTTCTCAGGCTACGGCTTTAACCTGTCTCACGCTGTCTCCTACGGTGCCGTGTCCTTCCAGTGCGCTTGGTTGAGCTACTACTATCCAGTTGAATGGATGGCTGCCTTCCTCGATAAGGAGCCAGAAGACAAGAAAGCAGGAGCGATCAACACTGCCAAGTCCTTTGGTTTTGAGATTGTCCCGCCAAGCATTAACAAGTCAGGACGAGTCTGGGAAATTGCTGAAGATGGCAAGACTCTGATTCAACCTCTTGCTGGTATCAAAGGTCTTGGCGATAGTGCTATCGATCAAATCGTTACTAACCGACCCTTCAGCAGTATTGAAGAGTTCTTATTCAACGAGAACATCACATACTCCAAGCTAAATAAGAAGGCGCTAGATGTTCTGGTTAGGAGCAAAGCCCTTGATGAATTGATGGATGATAGGTTCACGGGACTAAAGCATTTCTGGTCTGCCGTCGCAGTTGACCGCCCACGCAAGGAAAAGAACCTAGTGGAAAATATTGAGTTGTATGCGCCAGAGGGAGACTTCTCCGAAGAAGAGAAGTTGGAACACTTCGCTTCGCTCACAGGCATTTTCCCAATCCACGAGATTATGCCGCAGGAAATCCAAGACAACCTAATGAACCGAGGTTGCCCTCCTATCAGCGAGTATGACCCCGACCTACAACTGGTCTGGTTCATTCCAAGGGAAGTAAAAGTAAAGAAGACCAAGAACGGCAAGGAATACTGGATTATCCACACCACCGACAGCAATGCCCACGATGCTCGCATCCGTTGTTGGGGAGTGAAAGAAAACGATAGGATCTCCCTTAACAAAGTGTATGTTGCTAACTTAGAATATAACGAGAAGTGGGGGTTCAGCACCCGCTCGATCAAAAAGTCATTTAGGAGGCTCACATGAGCAAAAAACTATTTCAAGCCGCTTTGTCGAAATACGAAGCACAACGTGACGAGGCACTAGCTGTTCTTGATGTTTATCTAAAGAGTTCAGTTGGGATCGGAGAACACTCGAATCTTCTAGAAGAAGTCACTAAATGGACGGAGACTTTGACGGAAGCAGAAGAAAATATTGAAACTATTAAGCGCCACTTCAGCGCCGGAGGAAAAAACAATGGCTAATCATGTGACTTTCAGAGCTAATTTTGAACAAATCAACGAAGCAGCCCTAGAGAAGCTTCAAGAGCTATACAGCCGCTTCCAAGATAACGATTGTAATTTTGGAGATATGTTTGTAGATGGCGGAGAAGATTCACCAACTTATGAAGAAACAAATAGTCGCAGTTGGTATATTGAAAATGTTGGAGCAAAGTGGTGCTACCTTGAGGAACATGATGAAGAAGGTATCTTTGGAACAAGTGCCTGGGATGCTCCAGAGTTAGGACTATGCTGGCTAGCCGAACAACTGGGAGACCTTGACCCAGAACTCTTAATGAATGTTTCCTATGAAGATGAAGGTCCAAACTTTGTCGGCTGGATGGTGTTCAGTGGTCCTGATCTATGGAGCGGCGGCATTGCGGAAACAGAAGATGAGGTTAGGGATATTGTCAGCCGATATTCCCCCGACACCAACCTTGATAATGAAGATGAATATTACGATGCCCTTTGGGAATCTATTGACGACTGGCAGCGAGATAACTTTAGGCAGACAGAAAAAGAAATCATTAACTCAAGGAGTTTTGAAGTTGATTGATGGAAAAGATTTAGTAAAAGACGAAGATTGCTTTGGTTGCGGTTGCAATCTAAAGCCAGCTTGCCCAGGATACTGGGACGAAAAAAAGGAAGAAAATAATAATATGCGTGTAAGAGTCCAACGAGTTCACGAAAATGCTAAACTACCAAAACGAGCCCATGCAGATGATGCTGGCATGGACTTGTTTTTTTGCCCACCGCCAAAACCAGAGCTAGATTCTCAGATTGAGACTGTACTACCTTTTGGCTCCTCGGTCCTCCCAACAGGACTAAAGATTGAAGTTCCTAAGGGTTATATGCTTGAGATCAAAAACAAGTCAGGCATTGCTTCAAAGCGAGGGTTGATTGTCGGCGCTTGTGTGGTTGACAGAGGGTATACGGGAGAGATTTTTGTGAATCTTCACAACATTACCCATCGCAACCAGACCCTCCACGAGGGAGACAAAATCGCCCAGGCAGTTTTTGTAAAAGTCAGGACTGACATTGAACTGATTGATTCAGATCACATCTACGACGAAGAGACCAGTCGAGCAGAAGGTGCTCTTGGCTCAACGGGAGACAGATAAAAAAATTGACCTCTTTGTAACTTGTGATAATATAAGATAGAAGGAGAGAGTTATGGAAGTCGGTAAAAAAGTAAGGCTTACAGGCATCACACGCCATGGCAAGAATCGTGTTCGAGAACAGGGAGATGTTTGGGAAGTCATTCGCATGAACCCATCAGTATCTTTCAAAACAAATGCTCCTGGACCTTTTATGTTGCTCCAGGCAACCACCACTATCAATATGCGGTGGGTCTCAACAATTAATGACGACAACTTCTCAGTAGAGGTGATTGATGAGTAAAAACGAATGGCGTAAAAATCTGAAGGTCGGCGACCTCGTGAAGATGAAGTCAGGACATCTTGCGATTCTGACCGAGGTATATATGCGCCAAACTGGACCTAACGGCAGCGATTATCCGCACGTCAAAATACTATATTGTGATGATCAGTCCGCCGGCGGGTGTAGTGCTTGGCGAGTTGCGGAGGTTCTCAATGAAGCCAGGTGATCTAGTACGAATCTCAGACTGGGACACCAAACTCAACCGAGGCTGGAATCCCATCGGGCTTGTTTTATCAGAGCCCGAAGTAAAGAATCACGGCACAACCTGTGTCCTTGTTGATTGGCTTGAGTCGCCAGACACTGAATATTACTCGGTTCACCACCTAGAAATAATTTCAAATTCATAAGAAAATTTACAAAAGAAAACTTTGTGGTACAATAAACCAGCGTTAGGAGAACGTAATGGAAATGATGTTTGAAGTCGCATCTCGAATCACTAATGAAATTAGCAAGAAAAGAATCAAAGCAAACATCTGGGAAGGGTCTCGGTTTGAGGTTCTAAAAGATTATACTTGTGATGAGATTGGAGAGTGGGGTGAGAGTTTAGTCTATGACGTAATGAACTCTGATCCTGAGGTGACAGTCACTCATGGCGGCAATACCATTCTTGAAGACGGTCATTATGATTTTTACATGACAGGTCCGTTTGGAAATCTTCGTGTAGAGCAAAAAACTGCCCGTCTCAACTCTGGACCAGGCGGCACTTTTCAGCACGAGAGTTTGCGCCTTGACGGAACTTGTGAATCTTTTATTTTCCTTGATGTGTGTCCGAACGAAATGTTCTTGACTGTGATTGCTTCTAATTCCATCAAGCACGGCGAGCGCCACTCGATCCTGAAGAGGACACCTCACCAGCGTGCGGAGAGTAAAAAATATAAGTTTGATCTTAGCCGTAAGATCTGTGAGAGCCGAGGCATTCCTGCTGGTATCACAATGCGTATTGATATCAATACTACACCAACAGAGGTACGAAACTTTATTAAGGAGAGACTAAGTGCAGTTTCCTAGCATGGAATCACAAGAAGAACTGCTTGATCTTCTAGAGGATGTTATCGATGCTACAAGCATTAAAGAAGTGGCATCGATGTTTAACGTTGTTCCCAACACAGTAGAGAGGTGGTTTCTGCTTGGAGAAATACCACGGCAATACTATTTTGATTTAGCACAAATGACTGGCTTTGAAATAGACTATTCAAAACACAGCTTCAGAGATAAAGATCAGTTTTTTACCCCATCCGAAACTGCTACTTATTGTTATAATGTTTTGTGCCGTAAATTAGAAGAGCTTGGAGTTGACGAGACGAAAGTAAATTACGTAGAGCCATCGGCAGGCTCTGGTAACTTCTTGAATGTTTTGCCACCAGATCGCCGCACTGGGCTAGATATCGAACCTAGATCACCAGAGATTATTGAAGGCGATTATTTGTCATGGAAACCAGAAACTGATAATAATATTGTTATTGGAAACCCACCTTTTGGTCTTCGAGGGCATTTAGCTCTCCGCTTTATGAATCACTCAAGTAAATTTGCTGACTTTGTTGCTTTTATTTTGCCGCAATTATTTGAGAGCGATGGGAAAGGTTCACCCAAGAAAAGAGTCCAGGGGTACAACCTTATCCACTCAGAGAAGTTAGACACTTCTTTTGTCGATCCTGAGGGAAAGACTATCCCAGTGAATACAGTATTCCAGATTTGGTCGAAAGAGTTTTCAGACCCTTCATATGTTGTCGATACTTCGTCTTGTGACAAGCATTTAAAAGTCTATTCTTTGTCTGATGGCGGCACTCCTGGGACTACAAGAAACAAGCCACTATTAGATAAGTGTGATGTGTACCTTCCATCTACATGTTTCGGCGAAGATAAGATGAAAGTTTATAAAAGCTTCGAAGATCTACCAGGAAGAAAAGGATACGGTGTGGTATTTCTATCGAAGAAGAATGAAAATAAAAAAGTATTTGAGAATATTAACTGGGCGCAGCAAAGTTTTAAGTCTACAAATTCCGCTTTCAACCTTAGAACTTCAATTATAAAAAAAGCATTTATTGACAATAAAAGTTGACAGACTCCTCTTCCGTGGTAATATACTAATGTAAGGAGAGAGTGATGAGCGACTTCAATATGTTTCACGGCGAGCGTGTCAAGTACGCAGGGTACCATCCCCTTTACCGTGGCTGCAAGGGTGTCGTTGTCGGCGGCGACCACCACAACATTCGTGTGGAGTGGGAAGGTCATGAAGACTATCCCCCCCGTCTTCACGAGGCGTGGGAAATTGTTTGGCTCGTAGATAGCGGAGAGTAGTTATGAAGATGAAAGAAGGCGATCTGGTTCGACACCTTGAGAATGGTCAAGCGGGAGTTATTGTTCTCTCTTGGGGCGTGATGGATGTCGTAGAGGTTCTTTGGAATGATGGTGAAGTCAGGGGACAGAACCTCTGCGAATTGGAGTTGATCAATGCAGCAAATAAATAGGTTCGGTGTCGGTGCCCTAGTCAATGTTGATAAGCATTACAACAAAACTTTGGGTATGATTGTCCGCCAAAGCCGTGGGTACAACTGGATTGTCAAACGTATGAACGACGGTCAAAATGTCCTAGCTCACGAAGACAATATGGAGGTGGTCAGTGAAGCCAGGTGATTTGGTTCGGCACCGAGGGAACAAAAAAGTATACCTCATACTTAAAACCCGTAAGATCAAAGGCGAGGTTATCTATGTTCACCTAGAGGGTATGCCCGACAACAATGTTCATTATCCAGAATCTCTAGAACTAATACAAAAAGCTTGACAGCAACCCTATCCGTGATAGTATAAGATGTAAGGAGAGAGAAATGTCGGTTCAAGAACACATCGAAAACATCCTCAATGCCGAAGGTCAAGCAGCACTTGATGCTTGGTATGTCGCCATCCACGAACACCCTCAAAGTGCTATGGATATCCACGATGAGGTTGTTGATCACCTTGTCGCTAACACCTTCTTGTACTAAGGAGAGAGCGATGCTTTACGGCGAAGAACTTCTCAAGTCAATTCAGAACCGCTGCCGCATCCAGCCTGGTATGCTGATTCGCAGCCGACCAGAAGGCTTTGGAGAGAATGCCCCTCACGGCGGTAAGGTTGCTCTTGTCACGAAGGTGTCTCCTGGCTGTAAGTTTGATCGGGACTACGAAGGCGCAGAAGAACACATCTTCTATGTCTGCGAGCCCTTTGACGGCACAAATGAGTTCGTAGACTATGTTTGTAATATGGAGCAGGTATCGTGAAGGTCGGGCAGATTGTAAAACTAACGCCAAAGGCTTTAGGCAAGTTCGCTCCTGGTATTCGCAAACGACTTGAAGGCTCAATTGGTCTGGTAATCAAGGAGAAGTATGACCTCTCCTACAGGATTGACCAAGACAAGCTCCCAGAGCGAGTTAAGGTTTATCCAGCTTGCGTACAGTTCAACGAATTAGAAGACATCTTGGGTTGTGAAGATAACACTATCATGCTCTTTGACAATGAAGCGGAGGTCTTATCATGAAACCAGGTGATTTAGTTCGCATTAGAAAGTCAGCGATTGATGCTTATTCCACCCTGTGGTTCATTGACCTCGCCGAAAGAAAGGCACCGCTGCTTTTAATGGAACTCGTCAATAGACGCCATTGGAAAGTAATGAAGCCCGATGGAAATACTTTTTTTGTTGAAGAAGAAAGCCTAACGAAGAGGTTGTGGTAATGCAACGAGAAACATACAACTCACGGCTCAATATGAACCCCGACAATGTTAAGCCAGGGACGCTACTACGGGCAAAGAAGTGGTGTCGAAATAATATCACTATACGCAAGAACGGCGAGTATGCTATCATTGTACCAGCAAAAGAAAAGTATTCTGAGTATGATGTTATGTTCCCCAGCGGAATGAGAATTATGTATATGGCGATTAACTGGGAGGTGTTGAGTAATGTTGGTTAAGGATAAGATGTGGAAAGTCCAGCAGCCTGGAACTATTTTACGAGCCCGTCATAGTGCTCGCCGTGGTCAGTTGGCTTTGGTTCTTGCGAGAGCCGAGCCCGGTCCTCGACCAAGCAACGGCTATCCTCCCACCGAGTATGTGAAGATGCAGATGATCTCAAGCGGCGAGAGGATCAAGGAATCACTCACTAACGCCAACAACTGCTGGGATATTGTGAGCGAACCCTGATGGCTCTTAAATCAAAGCATGTTCCAGGACAACTCGTCGAGATTACGATCGCTGGTCAGCGTTACATGGCATTGGTTCTTTCAACGATTCCAGCCCCACGCCGTGGCATGAGCCCCATGGTTCAGGTCCAGTGGATCGGCGATGCCCCTCGTGATTATCAGGTTGAATATGTAGAGGATCATGCCGTAAAGCCAGTGAAATAACCTACCCTCGTGAACTACTTACTATAAGATAGTTTGCGGGGAAAATGAAAATGCCTATAAGCAGTAGAAATAAAAGTCTTATATTATGGTTTTTAGTAGTAGTATCTGTTTTCTTTCTGTTGAGTGTCGGCACGTATGAAAAACCGCTTTTAGTAGAAAAAATATCTTATACGGAAATGATAAAAGTCATTTCTGAGGCAGACGATCAAAATACAGAAATCTCGGTGGTTATCCAAGGTAACACTTGGAAAACAAACATAAAAGATAAAACATATACTACGATAGCTCCGCTCACTGACAAGACAATTGACGATCTATCAAATCATAAAAACCTTGAAATACGTTTCTTAGAACCTAAGCAGCCATCAATCTGGTTAAATATCCTTATTGGTTGGCTTCCGTTCTTAATTATATTTTATTTTGTTTACCGCTTTTTTAAGAACGCTCCAAAACTAGGCGGCGGCGCTGACAGAATGAGCGACTTTGGGAAGTCAGGTGCCACAGTCATCATGCCTGGAATAGATAACACCAAGTTCGGCGACGTTGCTGGCTGCGACGAAGCCAAAGAAGAACTGGAAGATCTTGTCGAGTTTTTGCGGAACCCAAAGAAATTTACAGATATGGGTAGCAAACTCCCTAAAGGTGTTCTACTGCATGGACCTCCTGGAACAGGTAAAACACTCCTAGCCAAAGCAATGGCTGGCGAAGCAGAAGTTCCGTTCTTATTGGCTGCTGGCTCAGACTTCGTAGAAATGTTTGTTGGCGTAGGTGCTTCCCGTGTCCGTGATTTATTTGACCAGGCTTATCAACTTGCTCCTTGCGTAGTCTTCATTGATGAGATTGACGCCATCGGCAAGAAGCGTGGTGGACCTGGCGGCGGAGGCAATGACGAGCGAGAGCAGACACTCAACCAAATGCTTGTCGAAATGGACGGCTTCGCAGACAATTCAGGCATCATCATTTTAGCGGCTACAAACCGAGTAGAAATGCTTGACCGAGCCCTTACCCGCCCTGGACGCTTTGACCGCAAAGTTTCGGTTGGATTGCCCGATGTAAATGGACGGAAACAAATATTAAAGATACACACACGCAACGTCCCCGTTGCTGAAGACTTAGACCTAGAACTCATAGCCAAAACAACACCAGGCTTTTCAGGCGCTGACCTATCCAACCTCGTCAATGAGGCTTCCATCATAGCAGCCCTAGACGAAGCACCCGTAGTTGAGAACTACCACTTCGACCAAGCCAGAGACAAAGTCACTATGGGCAAGCCTCGCAAGTCAATGAATATGAGCGAGGAGTCCAGACGTGCTACAGCAATCCACGAAGCGGGACACGCTCTGTTGGCTTACTACCTAGAGGACGCCGACCCTCTACACAAGGTCACCATCATTCCTCACGGCAGAGCCCTCGGCTTAACAATGCAACTCCCAGAAGACGACAAATATTCGTGGAGCAAAAAAGAAAACATAGCAAGAATCAAAGTATTGCTGGGCGGCTACATCGCAGAGAAAATGTTTTATGGTATTGAAGGCACATCAACAGGCGTATCAAATGACTTATTGCGAGCCAAGCAGATAGCCGAGACAATGGTCAAGGACTACGGAATGGGCTCAGTCGGTCCAGTCTATTTCGGCAATGCTGACGCTTACGGCAATCGTGGTGCTGATATGTCTGACTTCACTAAAGAGCAGTTCGACACAGCCGTCAATGAGATTATGACCCAAGCCCTGCGGGAAGCAGAAGAACTACTCAAGGAAAAGCGAGAGCACATCGTCATTCTAACCAACATGCTCTTGGAGCAGGACACAGTCCTAGAAGAAGAGTTGGAAGGTATGTTCGGTCTCCTCGACATTTATTTTGAGGAAGACTAAAATAAAACTTGACCGATAGAAACCCTGTGGTAATGTAGTATCACAGGGAGGAAGATATATGAATATCTTTGCTATTGAAGGTGATGCCGAAACTGGTCAAATTGACTGGGAAGCATCTGCTCGTTCTCAAGACAACTTGCGAGTCGTCAAGATGATTCTAGAGTCATGTCAGATTCTATCCACAGTATTGAACGAGCAGGGGATGAAAGCCCCTTATCGCTCCTTCAATCCAAAGCACCCTTCGTGTCTGTGGGCTGCCGAGTCAGCCAACAACTTTACCAACCTTGCTCTGCACTGTCAGGCAATGATTGACGAGTACGAGCACCGCTTTGGCAAAGAACACAAGTGTCAAGCAGTCCTCCACAAACTCATTGAGATGTTTGACCCTGATCTGTTTCCACAGCAGGAATGCACTCCATTGCGGCTCGCTATGCCCGAAGAGTTCCAGTCGGACAATCCTGTTGTATCTTATCGCAAGTTCTATGCTTCGAAGCCACGCTTGCGTTATCCAGTAGACAAAATTCCAGAGTGGGTGTATGATTATCGTGAGGAGCCCTTTGAGGTAGTCAATGCATAAGAAACAAAAGAAAAAGCTCAAACGAGCAGCAAAGAAGAAAAAAGATAAAGTCCAAGCACAACGGCAACAAGAACAAATCGTTAAGCAAATGAATATGTTTGACAGATTGCCTGAGTCGTGCGATGCTTGCGGTAAAGAATTCCCAAAGACTCGTGAAGCCCACATGTCTTGGCGAGTTACAGTACGAAACAAAGAACAAACAGTCAGGCTTTTCTGTCCTGAGTGTATTGACAAAACCAAGGAACTTGTGGAGGAACACAATGAAGTTTAAAGAAGCCGTAACCTATGATGATATGCTGCTGGTACCTCAGTATAGCGATATCGAAAGCAGAAGCGAAGTCAATATTGGCAGCTTTTTGAATGAAGTGCGCTATAGTTTACCTATTATCTCTTCTCCTATGGATACAGTGTCTGAAGTTGAGATGCTAGTTGCCATGGATGAAGCGGGCGGTCTTGGTGTCCTTCACCGATATAACACAATCGATGAACAAGTCAGAATGGTTGAGGAGGTTTTCTCCCGTGGAGTTTCTAACTTTGCCGTAGCAATTGGAGTTTCGGGCGATTATTTAGAGCGTGCAGCGACTCTTGTTGATATTGGAGTGAATACCTTTTGTCTTGACGTAGCCCACGGTCATCACGTCCTGATGAAGAACGCCTTGACTACACTGAGGAAGAAGTTCGGGAGAAGCATCACGCTGATTGCAGGGAATGTCTGTACCCTAGAGGGAGTAAATGATCTCGCTGACTGGGGTGCTGATGCTGTCCGAGCCAACATTGGTGGCGGAAGCATTTGCTCAACCCGCATCGTTACAGGTCACGGACTCCCAGGACTTCAGACCATTTTTGATTGTGCCCGAACTGACCGTGATGTAAAGATCATCGCCGACGGTGGCATCAAGACGTCTGGCGACATTGTGAAAGCTCTAGCTGCTGGTGCTGACTTTGTAATGTGTGGTTCGCTTCTAGCGGGCACAACCCAAAGCCCAGGTAACTTGGTTGTCTTGCCTGGCGAACCGCCAATGAAAGAGTATCGAGGCATGGCTTCTAAGGACGCCCAGATGAGTTGGCGAAGCAGGTCATCGACCCCAGAAGGCGTTGCTTCTTATATTCCTTATAAGGGAAGTGTTTTGGATATACTTGGTGATCTAGAGGGCGGCATTCGCAGCGGGTTGTCTTATTCTGGCGCTCGATCAATATCCCAACTCCAACACAAAGCGCAGTGGTCTCGCCAGACTTCGGCTGGGACTGTTGAGAGCGGGACACATATTCTTACGGCTCAAGACGGACGGAGAAAATAAAATGTTTTATCGCAAAGACTCTAAAGAACAACAAGACGAGTTGAATAGGAATCCATCAGAGCACGAAGTCCAGTATGGCAGTAATCCAAAATGTTTCGAGGTTCATGAAAAGTGGCAAGTAGAGTGCGACCAAAACAATTGCCGAAACTGGATTGACTTCGGAGATGACTTGAATTGTGCGGTCGTTTGCGCCAGGAAATATGATGGCGGACTTAGCCTTAGAGAGGTTTCAGAAAGGCTTGGAGTTAGCTTCCCAAGGGTTAGTCAAATCGAGCACGCTGCCTTCAAAAAAATGATGTCAAACAAAGATTTAGATGATTTAAGTTATTTTGATGAAGAATGAGGGTTTTTTACGTAATGTTAAACTACTTAAAGTTGATTGCCTTTTGAATGGCATGATAAAGGAGATTTTAAAATGACAAAAAGTTCGAAGACACTCATTAATGAAACTATCGTTCGCCGTTGGGGCAAGCTTGCTAACATGCCAGCTTTGACAGAAAACTTTCTTGACACCCTCGCAGAAGAAGAGGAAGAGATGGAAGCCGAAATGGAAATGGACGCTGAGCCTGCTGGTGAAGCTGAAATGGACGCCGAAGAAGCAACTCCAGAAGAGCAAGACGCTGTTGAATCTATCGTTCAAGCCGTCGTAGATGCTATTTCTGCTGAAACAGGCGTTGAAATCGAAGTCGAAGGCGAAGCTGGTGGCGAAGAAATGGATATGGATATGGATATGGATGCTGACGCTGAAATGGACGCAGAAGAAGAGCCAGCCATGCGTGACGGCGATGCCATGCGTGACGAGCCAGCAATGCGCAGTCCAATGAATCGTGACGACGAGATTGAAGAAGCTAAAAAGAAAGACGAAGACGAAGACGACGCAGCAATGCGTGACGACAAGGAAGCAAAAAACGAAGAACTCGAACTCGATGTAATCGACGACGAAGCTCTCACCGAAGCAGTTCTTGCTCGTGTTGTCGAACGACTTCTAAAGAAGAACTAATCTAAAGAGAGGTTCTCCAAATGACGAAGCCGCTGCCTTCCATTAACTTGAAGAATTTAGTTCGCCAAGTTATAACGGAACAGCGGCATTCGTCTATCATATACTCTCCAAAAGTCATCAATGAAGGGGTATACGACCCAGGGATACTCAAGGCTGTCTTTACAGCAGGTGGACCAGGGAGTGGAAAGTCCTTTTTGGCTGATGTAGTTTTTGGGGTTCGTACTCCTACTGCAAAACCATTCTTCAAGAACGCCAGTTTTGTTGGCGGGAATGGTCTCAAGTATATTAATTCTGATCGTTTCTTTGAGAGAGAGCTAGCGAAACTAGGAATCGACCCCAAAGACCTTCAAGACATCGCAGAACTACCAAGCGATGAGTTATGGAATATAGTTCAGGGAGCGGATGAACCAGAGTCTGCTCGCAATATCGCAAAAGGTAAGCTAAAAAAACTCAGAGGATATTTTGAAGAGGGTCGTCTTGGGATGTTGATAGACGGAACTGGGAGCAAGTACGACAAGATAGTCAAAGAAAAAGAACTTGCTGAATCAATGGGTTATGATACTTACATGCTCTTTGTCGATACTTCTTTGCCCGTAGCCATCGAGAGAGATTCTAAAAGGTCCAGAACCTTGGGACCTGAACTGGTCGAAGATATATGGCAGGCAGTCCAAGATAACAAAGAGAGATACAAAGAATTATTTGGTGATAATTTTGCCCTTGTAGAAAATTCAGTATATGGACCACCACCACAAGAGGTTATCAAGTCTCTAAATAACTTTGTAGAGTCGCCAGTAGAAAACCCAAGAGGGCAAGCTTGGATCCAGGGCGAGCTAGAAAAAAAGAGAAAATAAAGAAAGGCGGATAAATGCCTGATGACATTCTTAACCTCTTAGTTAAAGAGGGTTTTGTAACTTTTCCTACCGAAGATGATAATCTTATTGATGCTGAGCGAGCTTTTTTCGGTCACCGAGCAATTCAATGGATAAAGAAAAAAACCAAAGAAGACAAGAACTTTAATTTACACTCTTATTTAGTCGCATTAACTTATTACAAGCTTGGTCTAGCAGACTTAAAGATCGAAGATAATGAGTTACTATATAGATACAGAGGCAATATAACAAACGAGAGAGCCGATGAATATTCTCAAGTTAATAATGAATCTTTTGGCGAGTTCTATCGCCCAGACCAGCCCCCGATCACCAGAAAGAAAAACAAGTCTGAAGGAACTGCTGACGAGCAAGAACCTACAGAAGGTGATGAATAAAAAGGGCTACACCTTTTTTGACGGCAACAAACAATTAAATGTAAACCTGATTGGAGTTCGCAGGGACAACCCAGGGACCAACGAGTTTGATGATTTCTTTGTAATGATTTACAGGGACAAGCAACTAAAAGAAGTCTGTGAAGTTTTCCCAGTGACTACCGACCCAGGCGAATACTGGCTCGAAAACCCAATGAACCCCAAGGGAACAGCGGTTCTAGTTCCAGGACAATATCGAGGAACTTGGCAACTAGGCAAGCACCAGAACAACTACGAAGCCCTTGTCCAGCGAAAAGAAGTCAAGGTTTGGCGGGACAACAATAAAGATAAAGTAATTGATTACAAGAGTTTCCACACAATCAGCGAAGGCTACTTTGGTATTAATATCCACCGCAGCAATCCCTACGACAAGTCCTACCTCGTCAATAAGTGGAGTGCTGGTTGTCAGGTGTTCCAGTCCGTTAATGACTTTGATGAGTTTATGAAAATCTGTAAGAAGTCAGCCAATCTCTACGGCAACTCTTTTACTTACACTTTATTAACGGAACAAGAAATTAGGAAACACCTTTAGAACTGACTATTTATAGTTAGTCTTATTTTAATAAGGAGAAAAAACAATGTCCCAATATAAGATTTCCAAAGCAAGGTTGAAAGAAATCATCAAAGAAGAATACGAGGCTGCTATGACTCGTGTTGAGGAAGCAGAAAAGCCAGACTTTCTTGACTTAGACAAAGACGGCGATAAAGAAGAGCCAATGTCTAAGGCTGCCGACGAAAAGGAAGAGAAGGAAGGCGATAAAGAAGAAAAGGACTTGAGTAAAGTACCACCACAACTTCGTAAAAGCATGGAAAAGAAGATGAAGAAAGAATCCCTTGATTCAATCCGTGCCCTTATTCATCAAGAACTTAAGAACCTATAATGAATTTAAAACCTCATCAAGTTGATTTAATTATCAATAGTGGACCAGTGCGGGATGAGTTTACCCAGAAGGTCAAGGAACTAGATCGCCGCTTGAAGATGAACGGGATGGACTACAAGCAGTGGGACACCCTTACAGACCATCAGCACGAGATCTTTACAGATAATCTGTTCCTTGACGGCGAGTGTGCTGCTAGTCCAGAGAATTATGTCCAAGGCGCAGTGTCTAGCTGCGGCTGCCCCGACGTAGTGGAAGACCTACACCACCACTCCCCAGTCTTGATGAGGGAAATAGAAAAACAACAGGAAATGGCTCCTGATATGACTGTGAAGATCAGCGAGAGCCTGAACTTTTTGAACGAATTTATTGACACACAAGTCGATAAAATTAGACTGACTGAAAGTAAGACCCAACGAGCCTTTGATCTGTATGAGCAAAAGGTTTATGGTGCCTGTGCCCAGACAGATATTCTAGGACCCTGGTCGATTGCTAAGGCTGGTGCTTCTCCAGATGAGACTGGGCCAGATATCCAGATTCAAATACCAGGACTAGACCCAGCCTTTGTGGAAGTAAAGCTTAACCTAAAGGCCGGCATGGGCGAGGGTTCTGCTAATTACTCCCCAGAACAAGGGAAGTTTAATATTGTTGTCCCTCGGGACAAACCACCAATGGAGCCAGAGTTTGCTGAGTTTGTACTTCAGGAACTGTACAGCAACGAGCAGAACATTAAAGAGTTCGCCCTAGCAATCAGAGACTGGCGTCGTAAAGCAAGCTACAAGTGGGACTCCACACGAGGTGGCGATCCTAGTTTGTTCGCTTTTCCTTTTAGTACCACTTACGAAGCTTATGCCAACGCAGTCAAGGCAGGGTTGTACCGTAAAGCCTCCGAGTGGCCTACGGCTGGTGGCGGTGTGATGCTTCCTGACTTCTTTATTCACAAGCTTTATGCCCGAAAGGATACTTTCTATATCCAAGTGGGGCGCAAGGGGCTTTATTATTTGGCAGAAAACCCGCTGAATCTGCCAGTGCCGCAGTTCCCATCTAAGGCTGCTCTTATCTATCGCCCTAAACCATCTGGCTCTAAGAAACTGCCGCCAACACCAGAGCAAGCAGCACGGGGAGAAAAAGGAGATATTAATTACGGATGGGAGAGCCAAGACCCACGCCCTGAAGGAGAGCGTGATGATCGAAACTATTCCCCTTATAACGGAACGTTTATGATTCAGTCAAAGCTCCCCACAGGTGCCAACCTACCAAACTCGCCATACACATTAGATGATCCAGCGAGCATTGAGGTATTGTTGGCAGCACTAAACGTAGAGACAGAACAACCCGAAGAAAGTGAGGGCTTGTGAGAGCCGATCCATTTGAACGCTTCAAAGATCTAAAAGAAAATCACTGCTGGCAATACGAAGTAAGACTTCGCAACAGTAAGAAAGACCTACGAGAACTAGGCAAGGACCAGAAGTGGGCTGAAGACCTACGGACTGATGACTTTGACTTTGCTTATGTTGATAAGGCAGCCAAAGCACAATGTGCTGAAATCAAAGCATTTATCGAACGCCACGAGTTTCTAGGCATTCTACCTAACCGACCAACTCACCGCTTCACTGCTCGGCTTAAGAACAGCGGAGTGCTAGCAGGTGTGGTTGTTATGGCGACACCCAACTCATTCAGTTTTTTACTGGGACGAGAAAACAGGGACATTATTAAGTTGGTATCAAGAGGAGCATCAATCAGTTGGGCTCCCAAGAACCTAGGGTCATGGCTGGTGTCCCGTGCTTGTAAGTGGATGGTCCAAAATACAGAGTTCAGGTGCTTCGAAGCCTATAGCGATCCACTGGCTAAAGAGTTGGGAACAATCTATCAGGCACTGAACTGGACCTACCTTGGTCAAACTTCGGGCACAATAAAAATGTATAGGGACCCAAACGCCCTAGAGAAGGGCTGGTTTAGCGACCGAGAATTCCGCAAGAAATCTAAGTATCGTCGTTATGCTGAAGCAGCGGGCATCCCCTACGAGGAATGGAAAAAACACCTAGGTAAGTACACTCCTAAATGGGATGAAATGCCTTTTGGGTGGAAAGAGAAGGTCAAAGAACAAGAGAAGCTTTACCGAGAGAGTTGTGAGTGCCGAGTTGTGCCCTCAAAACACAAATACTGCTATATTTTAGGCAGATCAAAAAAAGAAACTAAACACTTGAGAAATTTGTTTATACAATATAATCCTAATCGGGCAAATCTGCCCTATCCTAAAGAAAGAGGAGAATGAGATGACGACCGTAACCGACGGCAGCACCGTGACCTTTCATTACAAAGGCACACTAGAAGATGGAACTCAGTTTGACAGTTCCTATGATCGCAATGAACCCATGACTGTTGAATTGGGTAATGGAAAACTTATTGCAGGTTTTGAGAGCGCCCTTCAGGGTATGGGCTCTGGCGACTCAAAGAAGTTCACACTCAGCCCAGAAGAAGCATACGGAAACCGCAGGGAAGACGCTACAACAACTTTAAACAAGAGTATGTTTCCTGAGGATTTTCAGTTTGAAGAGGGTATGCCGATTCCCCTAATGGCACCTAACGGGCAACAGGTGATAGCAAAGCTTTTGGAAGTTAGTGATAGCACAGTTACCGCTGACTTGAATCACCCGCTCGCTGGCGAAGAGCTAACATTTGAGATTGAAGTGCTGGGCGTGGAAGGTGACAATGGGTAGCGACATGAAGGTTGATAAACCTTGGGGTCACGAGATTCGCTGGGCTATTACCAACAAATATCTAGGCAAACTATTACGTATCGAGGCAGGTCATCGGCTCTCACGCCAGTATCACGAACAAAAAGAAGAGAGCATATATGTTCTTAACGGAACTCTTGTTCTTGAACTGGGAGAGGGGGATAGTTTCGAGAAGGTTATAATAAGTGAAGGTGGAACTTGGCATATCACGCCAGGAACTATTCACAGGTTTTGTGCTCCTTCGGGAGGTTGTACTTTGATTGAGGTTTCAACACCAGAGATAGATGATGTTGTTAGACTTCAAGATGATTATGGAAGGTAAAACAAATGACCAAAGACAATATCTTATTCGGAGATGACATCCGACAAAGGCTAATCTGCGGAGCAAATAAGCTCGCTGATGCCGTCGCTTCAACGCTTGGACCAAGGGGGCAAAATGTAATCCTCTACAAGCGAGGAGCAAACCCAGTCATCACTAAAGACGGGGTAAGTGTTGCTCGTGTTGTAGAACTGGATAATGACTATGAACAAGCCGCTGTTGAGGTTCTCCGTCAGGCTGCTCTGGAAACAGAAAAGACTAGCGGGGACGGAACCACTACCAGCACTGTATTGGCTAGGGCTATTCTAGTAGCAGCCAATAAGCATATTGCTGCTGGTGCTTCATCCATTGACGTCAAGCGAGGCATTGACCTTGCGGTTGATGCAATCTGTGAGAAGATCACAGAGATGTCCCAGCCAGTCTCAAGCGAAGAAGAGATTCGACATGTTGCTACAGTGTCTGCGAATGGAGACGAGTCCATCGGCGCTCTTATCGCTTCAGCCGTTGATGCTGCTGGAAAAGACGGAGCCATCACAATTGAAGAAAGTCGCTCTTTGGAAACATCTCTAGATGTAACAGAAGGGTTTCAGTTTGATGGAGGCTTTGTTTCTCAACAGTTTATTACAGACGAGAGACGAGGAGTGGTTGACTATAGAGACTGTCTAATCTTTGTTACAGACGAATCGCTTGACAATGTAGATGAGATGTTGCCAATTCTAGAGGTGGTAGCCAGAGACGGACGACCTCTTGTCATCGTCGCCGAACAAATAGAAGGGCAGCTTTTGGCTGCATTGATTATGAATCGCATGAGAAACAATATGAAAATCTCTGCAATCAAGGCTCCACGATATGGCGAAGAGAGAAGGAATATCCTCAAGGATCTAGCTCTTGTTACGGGAGCAACGCTTATCAGCAAGGATTCGGGCATCAAATTAAACAACGTCAAACTAGAACACCTGGGTATGGCTAGCAGAGTCGAGTGTAGCAAGTATAACACCACAATTGCTGATGGGAATACAAACTATGAAGAGCTTGAGAAGCACCTGGAGTCTCTTAGGTCACAATTGAAAGAAACTGATAGCCTTCAAGAAGCTGAACGTATTCAAGAACGAATTACCAGGCTGTCATCAGGAGTTGCTGTTATCCGTATCGGCGGTGCTACAGAGATTGAGGTCACCGAAAAGAAACATCGTGTAGAGGACGCCCTGGAAGCAGTCAAGTCAGCGCAAGAGGAGGGGATTGTCTCTGGCGGCGGCACCGCTCTTTTGAAAGCAACGAAGAATCTTGAGCTTAGCCCACAAAACGAAGATCAGGTTCGAGGAGTTCAGGCTTTGATAGAATCTTGTTACTCGCCAATAACTCAAATCTTATCTAATGCAGACATATCTTCTGACATTGTAATAAATTCCTTAAGTTATGACAATCACGACAAGAATACAGGCTTTAATGTTCGGACAGAAAAGTTCGAAAACCTAGTCGAAACAGGCGTCATCGACCCTGCGAAGACTGTTAAGTGTGCGTTGCGTAATGCAGCCTCAGCGGCTGGGACGCTTCTCACAACAAATTGTGCTGTTCTCAAGGAAGGTGGTGAATAAAAACACATGTCTAACGACTAATTAAGAATAGCCGGTTACATCTCAAAAAGACCAGAGTATTTATTGCCTGGTCTTTTTTTTATCTGGAGGCTTTCTAATGAGTGATGAAACATTAAAATTAGTTTTACAAAAGATCGAAGTCTTAGAAAATAAAATATGTAGTGCCAAGTCGCTCAATGGAGGCTTTGATAAGTTGGCAAACGATGTGGAGCACATCAAAGAGAGCCAATCAGATATTCTCGATGGTATTCGTGGTGTAAAGCAAAACCTTTACGAGCCAGATTCAGGCTTGTTTAGTCGTGTAAAAGATTTGGAAGTAGAATCAATTCGTCGTCAAGAATTCATCAATGAAGTAAAGCCAATCATTACCCAGCATCAAGAAGTTGTCTTGTGGAAGAAACAAGCAGAGAAAGAAGTGGATGAAGTAGAAGAACTACGACACGAAATATCTAAACTTCAAGAATGGAAGTCTGGTATGCAAAGAGTTATCTGGCTCATCGCTACTGCCGCTGGTGGTATGTGGGTAAAACACTTTATGGACTTGATGATGAAATGATTATCTTAAGTATGATATCAATTTTATCTTTGTCTTCCGCTCTTTATTACCGACATTTGTGGAAGAAAGAAAGGAAACAAAAACAAAATCTTTCTAAAAATCTAAGACAAATGGAGTGGTGGGGAGAATAAGATGAAGAACTGGAAACCAATCTTTATAGAGAACAGCAAAATACCTGTATGGTTATCTTACTTGGCTCCGATTAACATCGGTGCGATTACTCTATTCTTTCTCGTCTTCAGTCGTGGAGAGATGAGCGAAGAAACAAAGCGACACGAAACAATCCATTTTCAGCAAATGCTTGAAACTTTTGTAATTGGCTTCATCATCCTTTATTACTGGGATTATCTTCGAGGATATTTTAAATACTGTAAGAATGGTAGGGCAGCCTATTTCAGTATTCGGGCAGAACAGGAAGCCTATCACAAAGCATCACTACCTTTTTATATAAAAGAGCGAAAGAGATGGCGATGGATTTGGGACTATAAAGTCTAATTATTTTCTTGACTCCTACAACTCTTATGATAATATAACAATGTAGGGAGAAGAGATATGAGCTACTGGCATCAAATGTATCCTCAGAAAAGAGCCTCTGAGCGAGTGGAAGTTCCTAACGGCGAAGCTCGCTTTGAAGCACTCCTCGCCAAAGAACTCAGTGTACATGACCGCAAGTTCGCCACATCCCTGAGTGAGCAACTTAAGGACCAAGGCAAACTCTCTCCCAAGCAGGTTGAGTGCCTTGATCGTATGGAAGAGCGATACTCAGAAGAGGCTATGATTGCTCGCAAGAACTGGGAAGCGACCTACAAAGCAGAGCACCGCCAGACAGCGATTATCTGTGCGAACTACTACGTCACGACCAGTTACTTCCGTGACCTCGCAGTCAAGATTGCGACCGACGAAGATTTCGTCCCCACCGAACGGCAGTTCAACGCCCTCACCAAAAACAAGTATGCCCAGAAGGCTATCAAGGCTGCGACCGAGCCGCCTGCCTTTCCTGTCGGCACCCTTGCCAAGGTTCGAGCCAACTACAACTTGGTTAATGACCGCTCCCTCCACAACCAGATCGGTCTGGTGGTAGCGAACCACGCTAAAGGGCTCTACGCTTCCTCAACCATCCTTGTAAATGGGAAGCAGCACAAGCTAGAAGACCGCTGCCTCAAGTCCGCTGCGGGCAAGAAAAAGAAATAACTTAAGCAACAATATAACCTATTGTATAATACAACAAAGGAGGACTCGTATATGCGAGCAACAATTAGTTTTGAGACTGATGTAGATCAAGTAGAGGGCACCATGGCAGTTATTGCCTGCGAAGAAGAGCACAACCTTCGTGCTGCTGCTGATATCTTGGGCAACTACACTGTCCTAGATGGCAGCTTGCTAGACGCCATCACAGAGGTACTGCGTGTGCTAGACTCGTCTACCGAACAACTTAGACAATATCAGCAGATGTTAGTTTCTTTTGAGAAGGCAAGGTTCGAGACAATGCTTCCGCAGTCTGCGCCTGCCACAGTGCCAGTTACAGCTAAAAGCATTGGCGAAACAGTAAGAGCAATAAAAGAGGCTCAAAATCAATCAGCACAGATGGAAATGTTTAATAAATTCATCAATCGAATTGATAAAGAAGAGGAAGAGAGCGATGGACTTCAAACCCAAGAAGGGTGATCTAGTATATCTTCCCTCGAATATTATGATCATCGGAGAAGGACTCGCTCAGAATACCAGCGTACCTGATCGATGGCTAAACTTAATTGAGCCAACTATGGGCGTGATGGTTGAGCCAAACTACAATAATGAAAACATATATCACAAAGTTCACCTACAGGGTAACGACTGGCTCGTTAGAACAATTGATACGCTAGAGGTAATTTCCAGTGCTTGAATTGAAAGAAGTTTTTGTTGATAAAGTAAAGAATGATGTGGGTTATGAAAAGGTATACTCGTCCCGTGATTGTCTTGTGAACCCAGATTACATTGTAACTGTGTACCCTCATGAATTTTCTAGCTCTAGTGACGAAAAAATGCTAAGTAATTTTCATGAGAAAATGGACCCGGTAGAATTCTCAAGGATTGTTTTAGATGGAAATAATTTTAGAACATCTGAGATGATTGTTCTCATTCCATATGAAAAGTTAGTGGGTTTGTTGAAGTCGTGAGTAGTCATACTTGGTACGATCTAGCAGATCATTTCTGTGCTAGAGAAAAGTCCCTTATGGACGGGGGCGACAATCGTTATTTTGAAAGGCTTGCTGCCAGACGTTATAACTATGCTCTGAAGAATAATCCAGGCGCTGTGCGTTTGGTTTTCTTACGCTCGGCAGCAGAGAATCCAACGAACAAGACTTTGTTGCGTAATGGGCGTTTCATCTGGTGCAAGAACTTACGCTTTGAGGGAGTAACTGAAGGCAATCTAAGGAAGCTCTCCTTTACGATTGGCAAAGGGCAGAAGAGATTTACAGTCACCGAACAAGATGTCTTGGTTATTCCTGGGAACATCTACATTAATAACAATTCTTTTTTCCGCAAGTATGAGAAAGTATTTTCATCGTTCTCCTCGGTGTTTGCCTGTCGGGAATGTCTTAAAATAATGAAAAGAAGTGACGGATATGACTGGAAATCTCTAGATGAGTTTGCAGAGTATATCAGGAGCTATGCCCCGTTCCGACCTGGGACATTGGTTTCCCCTCGTATGGGCTTCTTTGTCCCTAGGATCAGCAAACTACAGGATAAAGTAGCAGATCTGTCAGACAAGTTCTGCCAAGAAAAATCAATCAACAACAGAAAGCAAGAGCTAATTTCCTACCTTTCAGGAAGGGATTATATTACCACAGACAAAAAGCTCCTGAAGATGTTTAACGATTTTAATGAGTGGTGCGAAAACGAACCCTCAGCAGTTCATCCTGTTGGTGTTATTCTAGGTCAAGCTCGTGATGTTTCGCCACATTCAGGTAGGGAACTTTACCGAGTGAGCTTTGCGGAAACTATTTATGAAAAGGTACATCCAATACAGATGGAGGTTTTAAATGAAGTTTAGACTATACACAAAATCTAATTGTCCCTATTGTCATGCGGCTATGCAACTTTTGACACAACACCAAAAAGAGTTTGAACTCTATGGCTTGGATAAGCAGCCAGAACTGCTCAACGAAATCCAGAGCACTTACAACTGGCGCACAGTTCCCGTGGTTGTAGAGATCACTGAAGGGCAAGAAAAGTTCATTGGGGGATTCACCGACCTCAAAGAATATCTAAGCAACGGTAAGCAACTACTAAAAGGATAAATAATATATGATTTGGAAAACAGAGGTATCACCGCTAATCAAGGAGTTTGAACTAAGGCGGCAACCTGTTATCATCAGGGTTAATAAATTCGACGAAGTATCAGCTAAAGAGTTTGCCAGCAGAATGGCTATGGCACACAATTCAGGACAGAAAGTAATCCCAGTAATCATTGATTCTTACGGCGGACAAGTTTATTCTTTGATGTCCATGATCGCATCAATTAAGTCATCAGAACTTCCCGTTGCTACAATTGTAGAGGGCAAGGCGATGTCTTGCGGTGCTGTCTTGTTGTCCTTCGGCGAACAGGGTATGCGCTTTGCTGATCCCGATGCAACCATTATGATTCACGATGTGAGCAGTGGCGGACGTGGGAAGATTGAAGAGCTTAAAGCTGACGTAGCAGAGGCTGATCGTCTTGACGAGAAGATCTTTACAATGATGGCTCGCAACTGCGGAAAGAAAGACGATTACTTCAAGAAAAAGGTTTTTAATAAAAAGCACGCTGACTGGTTTATGGACGCCGAAGAGGCAAAACGCCACGGACTAGTGAATCAACTTAGGGTGCCAAAACTTTCTATCAAAGTAGATGTAGAGATTGATTTCGAATGATTGAGAAATTTGTTCTTCTAGTATCGATGTTAATGCCAATGGCTTTTCCTATATCTTTTACGGAAGAACAAAAAGAAGTTTCTAAGAAAATTATCAAACAAGCCAACCTAATGGGTGAGGACCCCTATAGCTTGATGGCGATTGCTTATCATGAGTCAAGACTGATTAGAGGCAGGGTGTCTGAGACGGGCGATGCGGGAATATTTCAGATCAACTGGAACTTCTGGGGCAAAAGGATGTGGAAGTACAAGTCTTTCGCTCAATTCGCAAAAGATATGGATGATCCAACTTTAGGCACGATCGGTGCCGTTGTCGTTCTAAAAGAGATGCGTCTTTATAAAACTTGTATTGGAATTAATTTATTTGCTTGTTATAACGGCGGACCTGCATGGATGAAGTCAAAAAACATTGACAAAATCGCTAAATATGCAAGAATGGTTGAGATCCGCCGCAAGAGATATGAAAAGAAATACCCAAGCTGGAAAAAAAGGAAATGAGTAAAAATAAGCCTGGATCATATGCCATGAAACTAGACTCGGTCCTAATTGGTATTGATACCACTAGAGATGATTTAGAGTTTTTGTGTAGTCTGGCTGAATCTCCAGACAACGAGTATGGTATACCAGACGCTGTTGATTATGCTTACGCTATCGTTTCGCTTCATAAGCAGCTAGATTACTTGTCTAATCACGTATCAACCAATCAGTTATCGGAGGACGGCGAACTGTTATTGCTAACTGAAAAAGAGGTTGTAACTTTGTCAAATCTTGCGGATGAGGTTGAAGATAATTTAGAGAGGCTAAGAGAATGTGGAATATCCCTAAAGAGAAACTAAAGTATCTTGCTTTTTACTATTTTTGGTTGTATTTTTTGGTTCTCTGTATCTGCTTCGATGTTTATATGGATACGGTAACTGGCTTCACTTTTGGCTACGCAGGTGCTTATGTTTATATGTGGCTTAGACTCCAAGAAGCAAAGGAATTATTGAAAGGCGACGATGATGAGTAAGAAAAGAAAAATAATCAATGTCTGGGATGCAGAACATAGTAAACTCTCAAAAACAGTTAGCTTTAAGGTTGTATGCGACCAAGAAATTATAGATCTAGTCAAAGCTATTACGTACAAGGACGAATTAACTACAGATCAGGTGGCGGCTGAACTGGGAAGTTTGCTAGAGGGTGCAATCCACATGAACTTGCCTAGGTCACATCGCTTCTGGAAAAAGGGAAAAGATGTTTGACAAGGGCGCTCAAATTTTTTGGAACACGGCTGTTGGTCTAACTCTGTTGGTGATAGTTGGTGCTGTGATGGTAGCAAATAGAATGAATGACAGAAAATGAGTGTTGTAGATTCGCATCCATGGCAGAGTCTTTCTGGGGATCCTGTAGAGGATATTCGAAGTAAGATAAAAGATATCTTAAAAAATGAAAAATATACTTTACATGTTGGGACTGACACAAAGCCATATTTGAATCATACCACTCTCATAACGACAATATGCTTGAGAGAGAAGGGTAAAGGCGCTTTAGTTTTCTATCAAAAAAGAAAGCTAGAATCTTTTAGCAGCGTTTTAGATAGGTTGCTGCACGAAGCGGTCATCTCTCTTGAGGTTGCGGAAGAAGTTAAAGGATTTACTGGCGTCGTTCCGACGATTCATGCAGATATAAATCCTGATAAGCAAAACTTAAGCAATCGGGTAGCAGATGCTATAATAGGGATGATTAAAGGAATGGGATACCCTGTGTTGATAAAGCCCGATGCTTGGGCTGCTGATATTGCAGATATGTATACGAGATAAATCACTTGAAAAGAAAGGAAAAAAGTGAAAAACTCACAAAAGTATATCGATGACTTCAAAACCTTTTGTAGAAATAATCGTTTGAGACTTAGGGAGGCAGGTGATGGACTTCCTATTGCTAGAGCTATTGGCAAATTCTCTGATGATTCTTTTTTCTGTAACTTTGAGCGTGGATCTATTGGGGTTTATGTTTCTAGAGAGACACAAAGACAATTTACATACTTGAATAAGAAACTAGAAAAACTTGGATGCAAGCCTAAGCAAATTGGCGACTCGGAGGGAACTTATCAAATTGAATGGATGAACATTCCCCCTGTTGCTAAACTGTTGAAGATCAAAAAAGGAGCACCGAAGGTGAAAGACCCTTCATGGCTAAAATAAGATGGACAATGAAGAAAAAGCATATGAAGTTCTCAAAACTTTCTTGGAAGAGGATGATCCACAAAAGCTAAGAATCGCTTTCATGGAGCTTGTGGTTGCCGTTTCGTTTTGGTACCGTCGAGCATCCATCTACAAGATGCTAAACCCAATTTTATTTTTAGTTGGATTTTTGTCTTGCTATTTCTTTGTAAAGTAGTATAATTGGGGCACAAAGAAAGGAGCCTAAGATGGCTACACGACCTGGACGACTTCTCGATAAAACATTCACCTCGTTCACCGAAGCGAGCGGACGACTCGAAGACACGATCAATTGGGTCCTTCGGGCAGAGGCTTTGGCTAATGAGTTCGAGCCGGGCTGCAAGGCAGAGGTCTCGCTCCATCTGTTGGGCAAGGTATTAGAAAAAGCACATAAAGAGTTGGATAAAGCATCCGCCGAACTAGCAAAGGAGGTTTTCGGAGACCAATGAAAGACATAGAGAAATTCGAGGAAGATATTCAGAAAATATTAGATAAGTTTGAGTTTTCCGGCGAAACTCGCCGCAAAATTTTTTCACAGATAATGGAATACGCAACAGAGAATGCTCGTTTTGAACAGGAGCAGGCAAACCCAAAGAAAGGCAATCAAAAATGACAACAACAGATAACAATTTTGAAACAACCGTCAAGGAATTCGTGAACCGCTTGACAGAGATCGAGAATGAGATCACAGTCCTTCGACAAGATCGTTCGGAACTGTTCGCAGAAATGAAGAACAAGCTGGATACTCGTTCATTCCGAGCAGCCCTCAAGATTCACAATCTACAAACGTCAACACCAGATCAATATTCTTTACAGAAAATCCTGAGTGTTTTGGGAAATACTGAATAGTTATTAATACTATGGGGTAACAACAGAAAAACCTTTGGAACTTTGCGTAGCCTTCTACAAAGGTGAGGGTGCTTGGCACAACCGCATTGTCCGCTGGTCAACCCAAAGCAAATACTCCCACGCCGAACTGATTATGCCCGATGGTAAATCAATAAGCATCAAACCTTTCGACCCGCTGGGAATAAGAAAGGAACGCTTTTACGAAGTGGAGCCGCTGGAAGACTACGACATGATTTGTGTGCCCGTAAATCAAGAGCAGATTAACACAATTGAGATGTTCTTTAGAGACACCAAAGGTGATGGCTACGACTGGCCGGGAATGTTGATCTCAAAGCTTACACCATTTTTCGTCAAGCGAACAGGGCGCTGGTATTGTTCCGAATGGATTGCCTACGCTCTTCGCTTGTCGGGAGTGGTTGATAGCCTGTATCACTACAACGATCTAACGCCGCAAAGGCTGTACGAGGTTCTCCAAAAATATGCCGACGAACAACGTTAGTGAAAGAGTTGTTATGCAAGTGGGAGCACTTGTTGAAACCACCGACAAGATCTTTACACTGCCCTCTCATAGCGAAGTGGATGGTCTCCATGATATCCTGGACAAAGGAACAGTAGGCATCATTGTGAAGCGCCCAACCCACGGCAAACCACGTCAATACTTGATTAACTTTGTTGGTGGTAGAGAGTATTGGATGTTTAGCAATGAGATCAAGCCGTACATGGGAGAAAAAAATGTTTGAAACCTTTACAATTATGTCCCCCAAACACGGTCCAAAGCAGGTGCTAGTAGATAAAGAGGACCTTTATTTACTTGAGCAACACAAGTGGCACATATGGGAAGACCATGGCAGGGGTATATTTTATGTTCGGCGCACAAAAAGAAATGCACCTCAAGGCTATGAAAACTATCTTGCTCGCTTGATTGTTGGTGCAAAAAAAGGTGACGTTGTAGATCACATAAATGGCAACACGTTGGACAACAGGAAAGAAAACCTAAGAGTGACAACTCAATCAAAGAATGGCTTGAACCGAAGAGGACCAAATAAGAATAATAAGAGTGGTGCTCTAGGTGTAGTAAAGAAGTGGAATAAATATTATCCCTACATCAAGATCGACAGAAAACAAACATGGTTTGGTGGTTACGACACGCTTGACGAGGCAGTAGCAGTAAGGGCAGCTAAATTGAAAGAGCACTTGGAGGAAAAAAATGTTTGAATACTACGCAAAAGTTTTAAAGATAGTTGACGGCGACACAATCGATGTGATGGTTGATCTGGGTATGGGCGTTCACCGCAAGGAACGCTTACGCTTTTCCCGCATCAATGCTTGGGAAGTCCGTGGGGAACACAAAGAGAAAGGCAAGCTCGCAAAGGCTAGAGTTGCCGAACTTATTCCTGTGGGTGAAAAAATTATTATTAAAACTGAGAAAGATAAAAGAGGGAAGTTCGGGCGGTATCTAGCAGAGATTATTATCTTAGATGACGACGAAACCAACTTAAACGATTTGCTACTAAACGAAGGACACGCTGTCCTCTATAATAAGTAATACTTCCTATATACTATAGCAAAAACATAAGGAGAAGTGCTATAATGAATACAATCAATTACCAACAGATCTTTGAAGAAGAACTCGATGATGTTACCAAAGAGCTAATGAATCTTACAACTAGCTACTTCGACCTGTCAGAAGAGCAGCGCAGGATGATTGAACAATTGGTTGATATCGGATACCAGCGGGCGCTGGAAGATGCTCTCGATCCAGAAGTCCTAGCAGAGACAGCCGAACTCTCAGGAGAGATGGGTACACAGCTTTATAACTTTTCAAATATGATTCAGTCATTTTTATCCACTAAAAATACTGATGCAGAGAACTAATTATAGAGCCGGTGATATCGTAAGGATTACCGTAGTAAATGGCTGGACTCTAGGTCACTACCATGGCAATAGGTCTAGACATTTTTTACCCTTAAATTGGTTACGTGAGTGCCCTACTCCAATGTCGGAACTGTATCATACAGATTTTGACAAGCACTATACATCTTTCGAGGGAGAGTTGGCACTGTTGTTGAAGATTACAAGAAATCTACTTGACCAACCCACAGGTTATCAAGTACAGATCGGTCAGAACATTATGTTATGTAAATCTGTTATAGCCGAGAAGTATTTTGAACTTGCGGGGGATAAAAACAATGTGGCAGGCAGGGGAGCTAGTAAGGTTTAAAACATACGAAATGCAGCCAGAATGGAAAATTGGCTTGGTTCTACGACACGATAAGTTTCTTGGTATTGTTGAGATACTTGTCGATGGTGAGCTTCATTATGCACCGAAGCGATTAGTCCATGCATATTCTGGAGGATATAAATGAAACATCTTAAATTAGATGCCGTAGAATTGTTACTTTTGTTAGCTTGTATTCTTGCTGGAGTTTACTTTCACTATGGCTGAATATCTTACATACGCTTATGGGCTATCTCAGTTACTAACGTTTTTTGTTTATATACCTCACTTGCTGACAGTCTGGCGCTCGGAAACGGCTGATGCGATCAATGTGCCAGCACAGTTTTCATTTTTTATCATTGGAGCGATCGCTGCCATCTATATGATTGTTGTAAATGGTGATACACTAGCTACGATGGTCATATGCGGTCACATAACTGTCGGGAATCTCTCAACAGCTTTGATGGCACTATATAAACAAAGAAAGGCAAATAAATGACAAAAGCATTTTTTATATGTTCTTCAAAAACTCCCCGTAACAACGGCATGGTGAAGAAATGCACCACACGCTTGGAGTTAGATGAATTGGGTTCTTATCATTGTCCCACTTGTTCTGCGCCTATGGTGAATGAGAATGCAGGACTGAGCGTGTCCCAGTTACTGAGAAAAGGTCTCAGGGAAGAGTCGAAGAAAGGAAACCACGCATGATTAAAGCATATTTTATTTTTCTTGCTGCCCTTTTAACGGCGGACTTGACGAGCCCAGAAGCCGTTTACGGCGGGCAGATAAGCAGACACCAAGACCTTAGAAAAGCGGAACAAATCACACAAATTCTAAAGAACCAGAACCAGAGAACTATCTCTCTCATTCTCCGCAAAATGAAGTGGACTTACTACTCGAACTATGCCCGTGAGCGGCGGAGAAACAAACAATGTCGAAAGACAGTTTATCAAATGCTCCACTAATACCGCACTTTTTTCGTTAATTTATAAAAAAGAACGAATTTAAAACTTGACGTACTCCCTATCGGTGATAATATAAGATGTAAGGGAGATACAGATATGGGTTATCGCACTAATCAATGCTCTTCTTGTGCCGGCTGGGGTCACAATCGTCGTGGTTGTCCTGAGGTCAAAGCGGCTTATGAGAAGGTCGTCAAGCTCTGTGCTAAATACGGCATTGAGCCTGACCCTGAAGCTTACCGCTCTACGTGGCTTGACGCCCTTCGAGAAAAGCAGATGGCAGCCCACGGTGTCAGCGACTACTATGAGATTCACCACCTTGATCACGAAGAACACATCAGCTACTGGGAATCCTGCCGCTTTCAAGAGCATGGCGAGCGTCTCGCTGTCGCTGACCGACGCAAAAAGCGTGGCGTAAAGCGTCAATGTAGTTTCTGCGGCAAGACTGGTCACAACCGTCGCAACTGCCCAGAGAAGGAA